AGAGTTCTACATGCAGCATATAAGGGGAAAGAAAATGGGGATGAACCCTGCCTACTCCATCAAACTTACCTCTACAGGAGAAGTAATGGAGAATACAGATGGGAAGGACAGAAGGGCAGAGACAGTTAAGCTAGGGGATAAGTTGGAGGTTTTTGAGGGGAAAGCAGGGGAGGTGTTAGGGGATGAGATGACTGGGGCTAATAGTCAAGATCATTATGGGTATGTGCAGGCTGAGGTGATGGGGAATATTCTAAAGAGTTGGCAACTTCCTGTTGAGTTTGTCATATGGACAGGGCATGAGCATCAGGCAACAGATGAACTGACAAGGCAGGTGGTTAGGGGGATAGGATTGGTAGGGAATAAGGGGACTCCAAAGATAGGAAGGAATGTGGGATTTATGATCCATGCTGATGTGCAGGTAGTTAAAAGGACGGTGGAGGACATTTCTAAGCCTAAGATAGCTACAGGGATTAGACCCTTGAAGGAGGAAGAGGTAAGTGAAACCCGCTACTACTTCATGAAGCATCCTGATAAGCTAACCCCTAATCTAAGTTGGGAAGCTAAACCCCGCACCCCTGCCCCTCTTATGAAGGATCTTTTGAAGGAGTGGCCTGATGGTTATTTTATCCCCACTTTAGAAGGAGGATTGGACATCTTCTTAAGGAAAGAGGATGAGTTGGTGGAGAAGGGTGTAGGGGAGATAGGGGATTGGAAGAAGGAGATGGACCTTAAGAGGAAAGAGAAGGAAGCTAGTTTATTAGATGCATCTAAACCAACAGAAGGAGCCATATCAAAATGAGCGATGAAGACGGCATTCTAGACTTGGACGATCCAAGCCTATCCGAACCACAAACGTATGACCCAGAGGCAGACACAGATGCCTATATCCCCCCTCCTGAGCTTGACCCAGAGGGGAATGCTATTGACTACATGCTTAAGCTCTCCTTGGGGGAGAATAAGCATGGGACAAGGCAGACCTATTTCAAGAAGGACAAGAATGGGAAGCCCTTTGGGATTCTCATGATTGACCTTACCATTGTCCAGCCTGGAGGATTGTTTGATAACATGAAGCTCAGGGCAATCTACCCCATGACTATGATAGATAGGAGTGGGGGGAGTAGGCTAGGGAATATCTGCCGTCTCTTGGGGAGCCCTATGCCTCCTGGCCTTAATCCTAAAGAGATGGGGGGTTTTGCTGAGGGGTTGATTGCGGCTGAACCTATCCTCCCCGCAAGGCTTCAATGGAAGTGCTATTGTGGGAATTGCGAGAAAGAGATAGGAAAGCTTTTGGGGGAGAGTAAATGGCCTGAGAAGGTGAACTCCGATGGTGAGAAGGTTGGACACCTTGGAGAGGCTAGATGCCCTGATTGTCAAGGAGAGGTTAGGGCAGGGGTAGAGGTGAAGAGATTCTACGCCGCTTCCTAGAGGCCTTTTTAGAGGGGCTAGAGGCTAAGAAGGGAGGCCTTAAATGGAAGAAGAGAAGAGGCTAAGAGGAGGGGGGCCAATCAAGGAGGGGGACTATGTGGTCCTCCTCTGCTCCCCCAGAGCTAAGGGGTATGTGCAGGTTGTTAGGGATGGAAAGTTTGAGAGGGAGGTGGAGCTTTGGGAGATCCCCGACCATGGGAAGGTGATTGTAGGGGAGAGGAATGTTAGGAGGACAAAGCCTCCCCTTGATAGGTTAGTAGAAAGAATGAGGCAGGAGGGGAAAAACTTTCCCCACTGATGCGGATTTTAATTGACAAACAATCCCCACTTGTCGTATCATCAACCCGTTCGAGGGCACCTAGGAAGCCAAAGAGGGGAAGCTAGGAAGCCTTGAGCATTACAAAATCAGAAAAGGAAGGTGAAGGAATATGGCGAATCCATTTGGAAAGGCTTATAAGCTGAAGCAGAGCAACATCTTTGCTCATCAGATTGAGGCTCCTGCGGAGTTCGAAGGGAAGCAGTTCAAGGCAGGAGACTATCTAATCAGCGACAATGGGGTTATTACTATGGGGGAGAGGGAAGAGTTTGAGGCGAAGTATGAATTGCTCAATAAGCCCAAGAACAAGCCCGCCCCGAAGTTTGATGCTGATGGGAACGTGATCCCCCCAAAGAAGAAGGGACCACTCTCCAACGCTGAGAAGGCAGCTTTGGCTGCGAAGCAGGCAGAGGAAGCAGCAGGGGCAACGACCTCAGCAGAAGCACAGCCCTCCTAAGCCCAAAGGGGCCTAAAGGTCTAAAATAGGAAACCCTATTAGTTTACCCTTAATGCAGAACGGGGGAAGCTTCTACTAATAGGGTTTCCTTCTATCCTTTTCCAACCAAAAGCCCCACCAAAGAGGGCTTCCCTTCCACCCCCTTAGGGGTTTACCGGAGAACTAAAATGGCAAATGAGTTTAAGACATGGGAGGAGGCCTTAGCAGATACAGACCTTCCCCCAGAGCAAGAAACCTCCCAACCACAAGAAGCCTTAAACGATGGAGTAGATAATCTCCCCTTTGTAGAAGAGGGAAAGGTCTTCTCTATCTATGAATCTTCTCCCATCAACCCTATCAAAACCAACCCAGACCCCTTCGAGGACGACGAGGAGGGCCTTCTCTTCCGCTTTATCACAGGTAAGGCAGGGACAGGAAAGACCACCCTTATCAAGCAGCAGATAGAGAAGGACCCTTCCTTTGGCCTTCTCTGTGCCACAACAGGGATAGCCGCTGTTAACCTCGGCACCACCACCATCAATAGCACCTTTAAGTATTTCGACACCGCCTCTCTAGTTGATAAGTTTATAGAGGGGAAGGTTCAAGCCACCCTTGCTAGACTAGCCAAATCCTATAGGTTCCTTATCCTTGATGAGGCTTCCATGTTAGAGGGGGAAGCCCTTGATGTCTTTGTTAATGCTATAGAGCAGGTTAATGCGAGGGAAAGTACCAAGAGGCCTATAGGGTTGATCCTAACGGGGGACTTCGGCCAGTTAGGGCCTATCTCCACCAAGGAGAAGAAAGCAAAGTGGGCCTTTGAGGGGGAATGTTGGGATAGGTTTGAGGAAGAAGGGGGGACTACCTTTCTTACCCATGTGTGGAGGCAGGAGAGTAAGCCCTTTGTGGAAGCTTTGGAGTTAGCCCGGATGGGGAGAGGGATGGAGGCGGAGAAAATGCTTGTTGGTTTGGGGGCGAAGTTCAACTCTGGCTTAGACCCCAACTTCGACGGCACCACCATTATGGCAAAGAATGAGGAGGTTGATAGCTACAATCTTATTAGGTTGGGGAGGATAGGGGGGAAGCCTATCTCTACCTTGAAGAAGGTAGAGGGGAAGGCTTTGGGGGAGTGGAAGCAGATCCCAGATAAGTTGAATGTGAAGGTAGGGGCTTATGTGATGATCTTGGTTAATAAGTCTTTGGGGTATGTGGATGGGATGTCGATTGGCTTTGAATATAGCAATGGGGATTGTGGGACTATCCAAGACTTCAACCCCCTCACCCAAACCTTTATGGTTAAGTTGGCTAGGAATGGGGAGGTAGTTAGTGTCCCCCCTGTTACGAGGTTCAATGAGAGTAAGCACAAACCTGATGCCACTGAGGAGTTACCTGATGGGTTTGAACCCTACTACGACGATGAGAGACAGAGGTGGATATATGGGGCAGTTACTTATAGCCCTATAAGGGTAGCCTATGCGGTTACCACCTACAAGAGCCAGGGGTTGACCCTTGATAAGGTGCAGATTGATTGCCGCAACTGGTTCATGTCTAATCCTAATCAACTCTACGTCGCTTTAAGTAGGGCTAGAAGTGTGGAGGGGATGAGGTTGGTAGGGGCAGAGGGGATCTTAGGGAAGAGATGTAAGGTAGACCCAAAGGTGTTGAATTGGTTGAAGAAGGTAAAGGAGGGGATGTAGTGCCAAAAGAAACCTACATCCCTAAATCCTTCACCACCACCTCAGCCCTCCTCATAGCCAAAGCTAATGAGGTTATAGAGGAGTATCAAGGGCAGGGGTTTGTCCTTACCCTTAGGCAACTCTACTACCAGATGGTGAGTAAGGACATAATCCCCAACACCATCAAGAGCTACAACAACTTTGGCAACCTCATAAGCGACGCGAGATTAGCGGGGCTAGTTGACTGGTCTGCCATAGAGGATAGAACTAGGAACCTCAGAGAGATGAAGCATTATAAGGGGCCTATCTCTGCCCTCGATGAAGCTATAGAGGCTTACCATATAGATATGTGGGCTATCACTTATCAACCTTATAGGTTGGAGGTTTGGATTGAGAAGGATGCCTTGATGGGGGTGGTGGAGGGGGTGTGTAGGAAGTGGGATGTTCCTAGCTTTGCTTGTAGGGGGTATAATAGTCAGAGCGAGATGTGGAGGGCAGGGAGGAGATTTAAGAAGTATATAGGGAAGGGACAAAAGGTTAGGATTCTCCACCTAGGGGACCACGATCCAAGCGGGATTGATATGACTAGGGATTTGAGAGATAGGTTGAAGATGTTCTTAAGCTGTGGAGGAGAGGATGCTGTTAAGGGGTGGGTACCAGGGGAATCCCTTAGAATAAGCCGAGTAGCCCTTAACATGAAGCAAGTGGAAATCCTCCACCCTCCACCTAACCCTGCTAAGGTAACAGATAGTAGGGCTTCTAAATATATTGAGAAGTATGGCCCTTATAGTTGGGAACTAGACGCTATCCCCCCTCCCCTTTTGGTGCAGATAATAGAGGGGAATATAGGGAAGTGGATTGATAAGGATGGGTGGGCTCATGCAGGGGTTAAAGAGGAGAAGGAGAGGGAGTGGTTGAGGGGGTTGAAGAAGGTTAAAGGGAGGGAAGGGAGGGAAGATGCCTGATATTAGAATCTGTGGTGAGTGTGGACTTCCCCTTATGCCTAATGAGCAGATAGAGAAGTATTGCTATGTTTGTCGTAGGAAAATGAGGGAGATGAAGGACGTTAAGTACCTAACTAGAAAGGTTATCCTTAGGGACAGTGGAGGGGGGTTTGTTACTGAGATAGAGCTTCCTACGGCTCTTAGATATTGGAAGCTAATTGTTTGGAATGATAGAATCTTCCTACAGCATAGTGGGCCGGACTATAGAGAGGTGGAGGCTTATTATGTCCCCTCTTAAGGGAGGAGGAAGGCCCAACTAGCTGCTCCCTCTCCTACCCCTCAAGAGTAGAAAAACGACTAGGTGGGGGAGTGGCTGGTTGGTTCTTTCCAAATCTTTCCAAAGGAGGTTAAAGATATGTTATGGTATTTGCTCCACAAACTAAGAAGGCATGAGGTCTATCGCCTTTTAGTGAAGGGGAAGGTGGAGGTATGGTGTTACTCATGTGAGAGGTGGCTATGACAGGACAAAAGAAGCCTAAGAAGGATCACTACTCTACCCTCGGGGTAGCTAAGGATGCTTCCCAAGCAGAGATAAAAAAGGCTTATAGGGAGAAGGTGAAGAAGCTCCACCCTGATAGGGAGAAAGAGGATGGGGAGGAGATAAGAGCCCTCACCATAGCCTATGGAGTGGTGGGGAAGGATGAAGAGAGGAGGAGGGTCTATGATGAAGAGGGGATGGATGGGATAGGGGAGTTTGAGAGGAAGGTTAGGGGGACCCTTCTTGAGTTGTTCAACGATGCTTTTATGAGGGAAGTGGGGGATGTGGTGGGGCATGTGAGGTCAAGCATTAAGAGGACTCTAGAGCAGATAGAGCAGCAGGAGTATGAGGGGAAGAAGCTAAGGGAGAGAGTTATAGCAAAGGGGAAGAAGGTGAAGTGGAAGGGGGATGTGGGGAAGGGGGAGCTTAACCTAGCCCAGATCATCGTGGATCAACAAGTGGGGAGTATAGATGAGAGGTTAAGGGTGATGGAGGGGGATAAGAAGGGGATGGAGGCGGCGCTGAAGGAGTTGGAGAAGTATGAGATGGAGGGGGGAGGGGAGGGGGAGAAGGGGGAGAAGTGGAAGCAGGGGTTTACCATTAGGGGGTCTGGATATGGGTTTGAGATTTCAGGGGGATAAGGAGGAGGAACACATGAAGATCTATGTAAGTGGAAGAATAGGAAGTGGTCCAGACAAACAAGACAACATGAAGAAGATGAATTTCTATGCTAGTAACTATAGGCAGATATCCTTATGCTACAGATAAGGTGGAGGGTTAGATGATAGAGAAGATAGTGAGTGAGTTCAGCTATGCAAATCTCCGAGAGGCCTTCACAGAATGCTGCCTTGGGAATATAGCTCCTGACCTTATAGTAGCTGACCCAAAAACCTATAGGTCTATCTTAGCCCTAGACAAAGATGTTGCCCACTATCGAGCCTTCCATAGAGCTTATGTCAGGATGGGGGAGTTTGATGGGGAGGTAGCAGAGTTTAGATTGGAGGGGAAAATTCTAGGAAGGATGATAATCAATGCCTCAATTCATTCAAAAGCCTAAAGAATGTCAAGGCTGCCCCCTTGAGGATATAGGGGAGGGATTTATTCTACCTGAGGGAAATGGCTCTACCCCCCTTCTTCTCACTGGGGAAAGTCCTGGCTACAACGAAATCCTCGAAGGCCTCCCCTTTCGCCCCTCTGCCCAAGCAGGGAGTATCCTCCATAGGGTAATAAGGGAGAAGGCAAAACACACTAGGGGTCAACTAACCTTTAACAACCTATGCATGTGTCGTCCCCCTCAGGACCACTTGCTAGGGATGGGGTGGGAATATGAAGCGGTTAACCACTGCAAAGTCCATTTCGATAGGGTTGTCAATAAGTTCAAGCCTAAGGTTATTCTTGCTCTTGGTGCTGTTCCTTTTAAGCACCTCACCGGACTTGAGGGTCATAATCTCAATATTAACATGGTTAGAGGGTATGTCTTTGCTTCTTCTCGTTATCCCTCTACTCTCGTTGTCCCAACCTTCCACCCCTCCTACATCAGAAGGGGAAACGCACATCTAATGGGGATTCTTCTCTTTGACTACCTAAAAGCTTTTGGGATAGCTCAAGGAACCTCCCCTGAGTTCATAATGAACCCTATGGAAGATAAGTCCCTTAAGTATATCCTCTCTCCTTCCTATGAAGCAGCGGTAGGGTTATGGCAGCACCTAAAGGGAAACCCCCTCACCCTAGTCTCTATAGATATAGAAACGAAGGAAAGTATAGGAAAGGAAGAGGATGAGATAGATGACTATGGGGAGTATATAAAGCAAGTCCAACTCTCCATAGCCCCCTCCTCGGGGATAGCCTTCCCTTGGGAGGAACCTTTCATCAGTATATTTAAGAAGATCATGTCCTTACCTAACCCCAAAGTAGGGCATAACTTCTGGGACTTTGACCGCCCTATCCTCCAAAAAGCGGGGGTTGTTATAAATGGTAGGGTCGATGATACCATGTGGATGATGCACCACTACCAAAGTGACATCCCTATAGGGCTGCAAGCTACAGCTAGTTACTTCAACTTCCCCTTCCCTTGGAAACATCTCTCAGGGCAAAGTTTGGCCTTCTATGGCATAGCCGATACAGATGCACCCCTCAGGATAATGGAGCACCTACCTAAGAGGCTAAAGGATAGGGATCTTTGGAGGGGATATGAGGAACTTGTCTATAAGGTAAAGCCTATCCTTATTAAGACTCAAGATAGAGGCTACCCTGTTAACCAAAAGAAGCAAGAGGTCTTTAAGGAAGCCATCCACCTTAGGAAGGGGGAGATAGAGGGGGAGTTAAAGGAGAGGGTATCTAGTCAGTTCAATAGATACCACCCAGAGGAGGGGTATAAGAATGTCCCTGCTGATTTAAAGGTGCAGCTTATTTTGGCGGCGACTAAGATGGGGGTGGGGGTGGAGACACTTTTTACCAATCCCTTAGAAGAGGTAGCTGAGGGGGCGGGGTTGGGAGTGGTGGGGTTTAAGCAAGGGAGTTGTGGATTTTGTAGGCAGAATGGGGAGATAAAGGGGAGTGATGGGGTCTTCATGGTATGCCCTGCTTGTCAGGGGAGGGGCTTTAGGACTGTGAGAAGGTATTGCAAAGTCATCCCCTTTAACCCCAATAGTCCCCCACAGGTAAGTGACCTTATTAAATATAAGAAGCATGAGAAGATAGCTGCTAAGTTAGCTATTAATATAGCGAAGGAAAGTAGAAGTAAGATTGACCTTCATGACTTTGAGGATGAAGAGAAGGACCTTTCTACCTCGAAGGGGGTGTTGAAGGGGCTGGCTATTAAGACAGGGGATAAAGTTTATAGTTTGATGGTGGAGTATAGGGAGCTAACAAAGATGGAAGGCTCCTTCTTGGGGGGAGGGAAGAATGGGAAGAAGGGATGGAAGCCAGGGGAGGACGGTAGAGTCCATACAACCTTCACTTTCCGCCCCCCAACTGTGCAGACCTCTAGCAGGGACCCTAATATCCAACAGGGGCCAGTCCACTCTACCTTAGCCATTAAGTTCAATGAGACTATAGAGGCAAAGGAAGGGCATGTTCTGACTAAGTTGGACTACAAGAGCTACCATGCCCTTATGTTGGGGTTCTTAGCAGAAGACCCAGACTATATAAGGCTGGCTAGACTTGACATCCACAGTTATGTAACTGCCCACATGGTCAGTCTTCCTGAGGCAGATGTGGCTATAGGGTGGGAGGATGAGAAGCTTAGGGGGTGGTTGAAGGAGGTTAAGGGAGCTTATAAGAGTCTAAGAGATGACCAAGCTAAACATGCTATACTTGGGATAGGGTTTGGACTGTCGGAAGAGGGGTGCTATGAGAGGTATAAGGAGGACTTTAATCCTAAGATGGAGGAGGTGTTGAAGGGGTGGGGGAAGAAGAGGAGTAATCCTTTGGAGGTGGACCTAAGGACAGGAATGGCGAGGTGGCAGGTTGAGGCTGAGGCACAGGGGAAGAAGAAGGTTAAGAAGCTTTATGAGTTGCTGAGGAGGCTTTTCCCAAGGGTATTCAAATTTCAGGATAAGATAATTGCCTTAGCAGACAATCAAAACTATATTGACATCCCCTTTGGCTTTCGTCGGTGGTTTTGGGCAGCAGGGGAGCCGAGGTATGATAAGTGGGGGAATGTCCTTTCTATAAAGAAGGGGGAGCAAGCTCAACAAGCTATGGCTTATCCTGTGGCGGCTAACGCCTTCTGCCACATGAGGGAGAACCTTAGGATCTTAGAAGATGGGGGAGAAGTCCTTTCTATGATAGGGGGGAGCCTCCAACCTTACCTCTCTACCCCAGGTTTATTGGATAAAGCTAGGTTGGTTAATATGGTGCATGATGATTTTAGATTTGAACCGAGGGAAGAGGAGTGGGAGGAGGTGATGAAGAAGGTGTTGACAGTGATGAGGAGAAGGAGTAAGGTGTTGGTGAATTGGACAATGCCAGAGGGCTTCCACTGCGAGGTGGATATAAAAGTCGGCCACAACCTAGCCGAGATGAAGGAGGTTAGCTTATGATTGACTCCACCGGCAAGGTAAGAAAGCATCTAGTCAAGTTAGAGTTTGAGATAGAAGAAGGAGAACATATATCTCACTTCCCTTCTTCCAACCCTGTCTACAGGCGAGAGAAGGAGGAGAGGGCAAAGGAGCTTCTTCAGATGTTTGGATATAATCAGATAACTAAGGTGAAAGTGAGGAAGATATGATAGTAACCTTAACCTCTGGCTTTGCCTTGGAAAGTTATGACTTTCTCTCGGGAATCATAACCCTTAAAATCCCTTTTGATCTCTCCACCCTCCCAATAGGGACGATGTTGAGGATAGGAAGTATGTGCTATACAGTCTATTCCAAGAACCAACTCTTTATTAATGGCCCCCTGCCTCTTAGATTAGATTGTGAAGCAACTAAAGAGGGAGATTTAGATAATGAGTAACCCCTTCTCCCTCCCTCCCCTTCTCGACTCCATAGACTTCCTCCTTCTCCTCCACTTCGAGGGGGAATGTGGGGAGGACTGCCTTATTTGCCGCCAAGAGCTAACCAGTGGAGAGTTCCCCCCTGCCTTAGAGTTGGTGGATAGGAGAGAGGTGCATAAGTGGCACCCGAAGATGGAGGGGTATCCCTTTGTGGAGATTTGCCTTTGGTGTAGGGAGGAGGAGTGGAAGTGGAGAGTAGAGATAGAGACTTTTAATAGAACTAAAATCTTTCAGTGATGATAGCAACGGCACACCTAGCCTCCCCAATCATCTTAGTCCTAAGGGATATAACAAGCTTAATCTCCTCATACTTCCCCACTGCTACCTTCTTAGCCCCAACTATATTCAGAGCAGCCCCTATCCCCATAGTCCTATTGCTAGGACTATCAGAGAACTTCTTCACATTCTCCTTATGGGTAGGTCTTAAGTGGCTAGGAAGGAGAACATCAAGAGGTTTCCCCACTAACTCCCCCTCTATATACCCAAATAGCTCATCTGCTGTAGAGGTGGAGTCAACTATATACTGACTTTCCATATCCACCACAATAGCAGCTACACTCGCCCTTAATATATCCGTCCACACCTCCCTATCCAAAGAAGCCCTAAGCCCTAAAAGGCGGACCTTAAGGGAGTCCAAATCTACTTCTTTATCAGCCATACTATCACCCCAGTTATAACCGTTAGGAGTTGGAGGCTAACCGCCGTTATAATCCCATAGACTACCTTTTGGAGTCTATCGAGGTTCTGCCCTGCCAGTGCCGCTTGCTTGTCTAGTTTGGCAATGTCCTCAGCCATCTTTGTCATCTTTATTTCTTGGATAACATCCATTTTCTTGGATAGAAGGTCAAGCTTTTCGACTAGCTGAGTTACTATCATGAATAACTCAGCTAGTCTAGCCGAAGTGTTTTGAGGGGATTTACCTGCTACCATTACAACCCCCCAACTTCCCTTGCCATCTCCTCTAACTCCCCTTGCATTTCAGCCAAAGTATCCCCCTGTCTCTCAAGGATCTTTGCATGCCTATCCTTTAGCTCCTTAGAGACAGCCCTTCCCATTAGGGATCTTTGGAGAACAACCGCCCCATAAGCTTGAGCATATTGGACTAGGGAAGCAGCCCCTCCCGCCACTTCCCCTCCACTACAAAGGAGAAGCTTACATGGGGGACATTCAAATCCCCCACTCCCCCCACCACTTCCTTCATCTGGCATAACTACCTCCTTTTTGCTTTCTCCACCTGAAGAGTTTGGATATTCTTCTCCATAGCATCCAATCTCCCCTCCATCTTAGCATAGTTCTTAGCAGCTACCTCATTCTGAGTTTGAATGTACTGTAGCCGTTGGTCTATCTTATCTTGGCTACTATCAAAGGTTGTTTGCCTAGCACTTATCCCTCCAGCCCAGTAAGCAATAGCAGCAGTTTGGACTACGAGGGTTAAGAAGATGGCAAAGATTCCCACTGTATTCGAGTTAGGTTTCTCCTTTGTAATCGGCATACCTGCCTCCTTCTCTTTCTTTGCTTCTTCTGTTTCTTCTTCTTCAAAGGGGCTCTCTTGGGGACAGTTCTGACCAATGTGACCAACGTGACTAACAACCTTTCCTCTTTCTTCTTTTCCTAGGGTTGCAGGGTTCCAAATTGATTCCATAAAATTCTTTTCCTTTGCACGAGATTAGAAAAGCTGTGGTTTATTGTTCGGGCGTTTGAGATAGTGGGAATATCTTCTTGTTCTCCCTTGCCTTTTGTCTAAGCTCCTTTTGTTTCTCCTCAAGCTCCCCTTTCTTTTCAAAGTAGGAGGTCTTTGAAGGAGGGACGTATTTGCGGACAGAGAGGCCAATGGCTTGGAGGATGGAGGTTTGGAGGTCTTTGTTAAATGACATGGGGATGAGTTGCTTTGCGGCTTCTTTGGTAATGGAGAGCTTATCTTGGGGGACTATTTTCTCCCCAAACCTATCCCTTCCTGTTACAAGGGTAGCTCCTATTTGGATTGGGGGAGATAAGCGGTCAACGATAGATTGCCCCGGTTCATTATATAGGTGGATTAAGTCGCCGGGGACTGACCTAACCCCTATCCATTTCTCCCCTACCTTCACCTCAAACGCATGCTTAGGGTCATCCCAGTGGGTTTCCCCATTGTTGAACACCCCATTTAGGATTCTAGCTGTTGTGTACATGGCGAGGGCACCAAGGCCAAGAGCTATCCTTTGCTCCCTCCCGTAGGGTTTAAGGGCTTGCCCCACATAGCGAAGGCGGGCTTCTGTGAAGTCAGGGGCTAGAAGGGCAAACCCCATGATGTCTTGGGCGAACTTAGACCGGCCCATCTGCTCATAGTTGAGTTCCCCAAAAGAAGCGTTAGTTTGGTTAGCAGTCATTCGAGCAATCTCAGGCTCAGTTATCTTCCCTGAAGCTAATTGCTTGGCATACCCCTTCATGTTTCTAACGTAGGCTTGCTCATAGTACATGAGTTTAAGGCGGGGAATGTGGTCCTCGAATAACCAGTGGGTGTAGGCACTTAACCTTTTACCTAGGATGGGGATTTTGAAGATACTTTCTCCCCCACTTACCCCCTCAGCAAAGGAAGAGATCCCCCTAGAGTCCACCAACTTAACCCCCGAGTAGACTGCCTTTTTATGCATTGGGTTGGAGGGGTCATAGAGAGGGGTTTTCATGGTGTCAGGGGATTCCCCCTTAAGGATATAGTCCATAAACTGCCTAGGGATTCTAGCAACATCTACCCCTTGGTAAGGGTTGAAGACGCGGTGGGTAAGGGCATGGACATCTACCGCTACTTGGTGGAAGGCTGAGAAGGCCATCTTGGGGGCCTTTATTTCTGCCTTAACTCGCTTGGCTAACCTCCCAACAGGGGATTCATCGAAGGGGCTATTCCCCAATCTCCTCTTAAACTCCCCTATGTAGTCAGGATGGATACCTATCTGGGCTTCTACATAGACCGGCCTTCCATCATCCCCCCATTCTAGCAACTTCCAGTTTTTGAACCCAGGAAGTTCTTTAGCGACGTAGCCTGAGGGGTCAACAATAAGGTCAGGGTAGGTGGGGTTAAAGGCATCCTTCTTCCCCTTTGGCCTTATTATGTCGTAGGTGTTTCCAGCAAGGGAGGTCTTGGTGGATTTAGAGCCAAGGACAAGTAGAACAGGGCGGCCATCTGGGGCAATCACCCCATAAGCATCCCTAACGAACCCTCTCGCAGCCATAGTGTTGTTGAATTCAGCGTTGTAGATAGGGATTAGTTCGGCTATGTCGGTGGTCTTAGGCTTCATCCCCTGCATTTCTGCATCGAGGAGGTATTTATAGAAGCGCCTTTTTGCATGTTGGAAAGCGGTGGGGAGGATGCCTTGTTGGAAGTCCCCTTGGACCCTGCTTATAAGGCGAAGGGCACTCTCCTTGTCGTAGACTCTATTGATGTAGTTCTCTAGCTGAGTCCAAAGCATCCCTTCATCTAGCCCATGCTGAAGCATTGCGTCGAAGTAAGAGCCAACGTTATTGACTATATCTATTTGATCTTGGGTTAGGGAGAGGGCTGCTTCATAGGCCTTTCTTCGCATTGGGTCGGGGGATCGAAGGGCACCTTCTTGGAGGAGAGTCTTATCCCCACCTGTATCCCGGTAGAGGGTCATCGCATCCCGTTGGAGCTTCGAGGTTATGGCTTTTTTGACTACCTTCTCGAAGTCTTTAGAAGAAAGCATCCCCTCTTGTCTCTTCCCTTGCCACTGATCTACCACCTTTTGGAATTCAGAGATTATCTCTGAGGGGCGCTTAACCACCTCCCAGATATGGTGGGCGGTAGCGGTGGCAGCATCGGAGATGTTCTGGATAGTCTCCTTGGTCTTAGCTATTCCCCTAGCTAGACGATCCCCTAAGGAATAATCTTCAGTAGGGATATTCCCTTGGGCACGTTGACGAATATCCTCCCCTAGTTGGGTTATGTCGGGGGTTACTGGGAAGTTGGAGGGGTGGGCTGCTCCGACTGATTTACCCTTTCCTTCACTAAAATCAGTATATAATATGTTGTCTAGTTCCTCTTGTGTTATCTTACCTTCCTTTAATAACTCTGCACTCCTTTGACCTATCTCATCCTCTAAGGATGCTAAGGAGATCCCATCTAGCTCTGCTTGAGGCTCAGTATATCCATACTTACCCTCAGCCACAAGCTTATTCCCAAGGGCTTCCCTCTTATGGTCATGGATTAAGGAATCTATATACTCTTGATTAGGATTAGTAGTCTTAGCCTTCTCAAGGGAAAGCCCCTTATGCAACTCACTCCCCTTAGACACATGAATCAAATCTCCCTCAGCATCCCTCACCACAATAGTCTTCTCCCCTATCACCTTCACCTTGACTGGGCCTTCTGGGGAGTAGAGGGTTTGATTCTTTTTGAGGGAGGTGAAGGGGATATACCCCTCTCCTTCTAACTTCTCATCAAACTTCGCCTCATCCCCTTTTCTTTGAAGGGCCTTCTCTGCCTTTCCTTTTTGAAGCTCCCTTACCTTCTTTTCCTTCCTAGTTAAGGTCTTCTTCTCGGGAAGGTATTCCTCCTTCTTCATATTTATCAGACGTTCATAAGCCTCTTGTGGGGAAACCCTCATCTCCTTAGCAAACTCACTAACCTTACCATCTATCCAATTCTCATGAACTGCTGTTGGAGTTAGTCCATCTTTCCATCCTGTCTCATCATTTGGGTCCTCTACTAAGCTATAAGCCTTTACTACATCCTCATCACTATAGTTATTAATGGAGTGGAAAGTCTCCGCTATCTCCTTAGCCTCAGGGGTTAAGGGAGCCTTAGGGTCTAACTCAAATCCCTTATACTTCCCTTCCTCATGTCCCTTTTGGAGGGTTTCTAGGGCCTCCGCCTTGGTATACCCAAGGTGACGATCCTTTCCCCATGAAGTATGGGGCTCCATAGTAGACTTACCCTTCTCAGTGGTCCCCTCAAGAAACCAACCAGGACCCGAGGAGTCGGTGTTTCTGAATATCCTATAGCGAGTACCATCAGGGAATGTAACTTCATGGTTGTTGAAAGGGAAGGAGAGTTTTTGAACTGTTGGAGGTTCCTTGGTTTTGGCCTCTTCTTCAACCTTAGCTTCTTCTACCTTAGGAGTCTCCCCCTTCACCCACCCCTCCCCAACCTTCTTCTCCAACTCCCCATAGATAGTAGAGTTGTTATAGATGGTGAGTTTCTTCCCACTAGGCTTGGTCACTACTATATGGTCAGGGTTAACCTCCTTTACCTTAAGGGGCTCTCCACCTGCAAAGGCTTCATGGCGAACAAGGTCGTTGACTTCATAGCCTCCCTTGGAGGGAGTTGTGGTGATTAGAGCTTCTGTCTCATCTCTCCCATCTAGTACCTTCTGGGAGAGAACGGAGGTGCCAGAGCCAGTGGGGGACATTGTTGGTTCGGGGGGAGTCAACTTCTTGGCATTGAATTTACTAGCTAGGGTCTTTATGTCCTCTATGCTCTTAATCTCTCCCTTATCCCAAGCCTCCATTAGGTGAAGGGCGAAAGGACTTTGATTGGCCTTCTTACCCGGCTCTGGATACTTATTCTTGCTTAGGTTATCAAACATAGACTGATACATGTTATCAGCTATAGCTTGACCCATCCCCGGCATTGTGAGGCCTGTAGTATCAACGGGCGGGGCTTTAGGGAGAATGGTTGTAGTAGTAGTAGTAGTAGGTGCCTCTTTAGGAGTAGGAGGAACTAGCTCCTTCTGCCTCCCGATTGTCTTAAACTCCTCCTTGGGGGAGAGAGTCTTAGGGGTAGCCTCCCCCTTCCCTATCCCTCCTCTAGCCCCATGAACAGCGGGGACGACAATGGCGAGGGTTTCCATGCTATCGAGGATGCCTTCCTCAACTCTCCCCTTCTGGAAGTTCTCTATAGCTCTAGAAGCAGAAGGGCCAGCAAAGGGGACGGCCCCCGCTATGGTATGGAGCATAGCTTTTAGGGAGAAAAGGCGGGCATCCCCTATGGGGATCTCAGGGTGGAGCTTATGCTCCTCCTCCATATCTGCCAAGGCTTTTTTGAACTCATCTATCTGGGGGGTTATCACTCCAGTAACTAAGTTATCCTTCTGTTCCTTCTCATAGGCAGGATCAAAAGCAACCCCTGGCTTCCCCATCGCCACATTATAGGCAAGAGTGGCGGTGTTGGAGAGGTTCCCTCCTATCTCCTGTGCTGACTCATAGGAGTAGGGGATAGGGATAGGGGAGGGGATTCTAGAGATAACCTCTTGGTAGGCATTCTTAGGGGGAGGCCCTGTTGGGGTATGCCCATATCGAGAGATTATATCCTGTACCTGCTTCTCCCTATCCTCATCTGTTTCCCCTTGGATGGAGGAGATGAAGGCGGGGAGAGCCCTCTTGTCTATGGAGAGTTTCTTCTTAACTGTCCTCTCTAAACTCTTCTTACCAGCAGAGAAGGAGGAGAGATCAAGACCTTTCCCTGCTATGGCAGTCGAAGGTGGTAAGGGAGAGGGAGTCTCTCCTCCTATTTGATGGGAAGAGGTAGAGGGGGTAGAGGGGGTAGAGGAGGCTCTATTGATATACTTGTTGATAATAATGTCTGTGGGATCTTTTGCCTCTATATGCTTATGGGGGCCGGTTGCCCAACTTTCCTTCCCTGAAGCAGTTAACACATCAAGGCCAAGTTCATTAGCCCTCTTGTCAATCCACGCTTGTTCCTCAGGGGTCTTATCCCTAGTCCTAGCATCTCTAGCTCTACCTTCTAGAGAGGGACGATGGTGAAGAGGATTGTCCTTAGAGGTAAGGGGCTTACCAAAGGTATACTCAAAATCCTTTTCTAATTTGGAATAAGCTTCATTGAATAGGTCATTGGAGGCAGACTTCTGGGGAGAGGTGGAAGGAGAAGCCCCCTTAGGTAGGTACTTGTTGATAACGTCATCTATAGAAGTGGACATTCATCATCCTTACTGATCTTCAGCAATAACTACCTTCCTATTTGCTAGTTCCTTTCTAAGCTTATTAACCCCATCCCTATCCCCTGGAAAGGCCTCTGCTGCTGCTTTTTGGAGGGCCGAGGCAGGGAAGATAGCTCCTTGATAGGAGGTGGAGGCTTTCTTTAGGGATTTACCTGGAGCTTTAGGGGTCTTAGGGGTTAGGGATTTACCCTCCCCTCCTTCCTCTTCCTCCACTAAAGGCATCCCTGCGGCAGCCGCCTTGGTCTTAAACCTCTCCAAGTTAGTCGCCATCTCCTCATCTATCTGACTCTTCTGCATCTCCGCATTGTCGTAGGTCTTTCGAGCTTCCGCTAGGACAGTGGGGTCGGTTTGAAGGGGGTTGTTCATTATGGCATAGGCTTGTCGCATGGCCTTCCCATACTCCGCTGCCTTTCCCCTTAGGTTCTTCGCCTGCTCTATATACCCCTTTAACTCAGGAGCATTATTGAGAAGGCGTTGATCCCCTTGGGAGAGGCGGCGGTTAGCCTGCCCCTCTATAACCTTAAGGTGATCCTCTATGGCCTTATGGTGGCGAATCATATCCTCTAGTCGCTTATCTGATCTTGCATCAGAGGAAGCCATGTGGGTTTGGCGAGCGTTGATAAGGGACATCTTCCCCTGTCGTTCTTGGGTTATCATAGCCCCTGCCCTTGCTTGGGCTTCCTCATCGGAGATGGGGGTCCCTTCATTCTCAGCAGAGGCCTTTATTGCTAGGGCTGTTTTCTTGAGGTCTAAGTTCTCCCTCCCTTCCTGAAGCATCTTCCCATACTGCATCCGATACTCGCTTCTAATCCTTTGTTTCTCCGCATCAGCCCTCATGGAGGCTTGTGATCTAGCTTCTATCTCCCTTAGCTTATAGGGCTCAAGGGCTTTAAGTTTCTTCTCCTGAGCTTCTAACTCCCTCGCTGCTAACTCCTCGTTGGATTGGAAGAGGGGCTTGGTTAGCTCTGGTTGGGTAGCTACCCTTGGGCGGGTTTGATCTAAAGGGGCGAGTTCCTTGTTTGCTTCGGTGGCTTGGGTTGCCTCGGGGGTCGGCTCCATCCCCCCAGTAGGCTTTCCCCCTTCAATCATATCAGCAAAGGTACTCATTATCCCCTGCTGTTTCCCCTTAGCAGCCTTAGCCTTCCCCCCTGTCTTCCCCTCTAGGGAATTCTGTTGCATCTCCTCTGTGGTGCGGAGGATGTGGGCTATAGCGGGGGCATCCCCCCTTTGCACCGCCGTTTGGAAGGCATCGTGGAGGATGCGGAAGTGGTTCGCTTCATTGTCTAGGTCCTCCTTGTGCTTCTTTTCAGAGGCAGCAAGGGAGGATTGGATGGTTCCCCCAAGGAGGCCAGTTAGGAAAGAACCTGCTGGAGAAGACATATTAGAAGGCCTCCTTTAGGGATCTAAGCTTTTCCTTGAGGAAGAGGTAGAAGCTTAGGTAGGCAAAGGGGGAGAAGGGAAGGAGGATGAGGGAGATAAGTTTGACCTTCCAGGTTATGGGTTTCATATCGGCCATAGTTTCCCCCTCCTTCCCCCTTAGAAGTCAAAGCCTGGGATAGCCCCACCAGCAGCAGAAGAATGGGGAAGGTTAAGAAGGTTCCCCCCTCCACTCTTAGCAGCATTCTTCCCAAACCCTATCCCTGTAGATAACCCCCCAGTAGCGATCCCCCCAACCCCTGCCCCTATAGCTTGGCCGAGTTGCCCTAATAGAGCAGCCTTTCTAGCCCTTATCTCCTCTTGCTCCTTATTGAGTTGGAAGTTTAACCCTGCGGATTCCCCTAAGCCACTTAGAGCTTCGGAGGTGAACCCCTGACTTAGCCCCCCAAAGGTGGAGGAGAGGGAGCTAAGGGCGTTGGCAGCCATATTCCGGGCCTTCATAGGGAGTTCCCCTAAGGCAGTGTCAGCAGCTATGGAGAGGTCGGTTTGTGCTCCAGCCCCGCCAGCCCCCCTTGGGGAAAGCTCCTTGTTGGCCCGTATGGAGCCGCCAAAGGAGTTGGAGATAGCAGATCGCTCAGGGCCTAAAAATTCGTTGAGGGCGCTCCTGTCGCCAGTGGTAAGGTTCTTGAAGAAGTCCAAGGCTGTCTTGCCTGACTTCTGAAACATCTTGAAGGCATTGGCCGAACGGTCCTGTGCTGTGTTGGCTATGCCCTTAAGTTGTGTAGCTGAAGAACCTATATCAGCGGAGCGAGCTTTCTCTGCACTACTTTGGCCTCCGAACCCCATTATCTACCTCACTTAGCAAAAAGGGCTAAGGCTGTTAGATTGCCCTCTTAACATAAACCGGATGCTCAATCTTGGCAAGGCCTAGTCTATCACACATCGCAATAGTTTGAGGAGTCGTTGCTATAATATAGGTGTCTCTCCGATTGGTAAGGGGCTCTATCATAGAAGCAAGCTGCACCCACACCCCCGATGAGCGGAAGTCAGGGTGTATCCACATCGGTTCAGCATGGGGGATAAGCTGAAAGACATAGAACCCCACTATCTCATTAGTGTCCTCCCTCTCTACTACAGCTATCTGGGAGATGGAGGGGAGGGGTAGGGCTCCTTCATTCTCCTCAAAGATGGGGGTGAGGCGGTGGTAATCTTCGGGATCGAGGAAGTAGGAGGAGAGGATTATCTCCGGTGCTATTGCTGCCATAGTTACTCCTTCTAATTTAAGAGTTCAATTAAAGTCCAATCTTGGGTAATGGAGTTAAAGGGGGTGCCTCCTGTTTGGGTGCTGAATTGTCCCGTGAAGTCAAGGGAGTGGTTGATAGTTAGATCAACAAGCCCCCCAAAGGGATTAGCTACCTGAACTGTCTCAATGAAGTTAGCTGCATTAAGCCCTATCCTAAAATCCCCTGTAGCTCTCAATGCCCCTGCCCCCACCCCTCCTGGGTTATTAACTGAGATGTAAGCATCAAGGGACCATTGGTTAATGACACTAGCAGTTGTCGCTGCTGTCTGCCATTGAAGGAGGGTTGTTGGGGAGGTACCTATGAAGTCTAGGAATACCTTTATTAGAAGGGTAGGGGTTTGCCCTGCTTGAGTCCTATAGGAGCCAGTTGCATAGACATGGAGGATCTTTCCTAAGGCGTTGAAGTCAGCAGGAAGGATGGGGGTGTTTTGGTGGAGTACCCCATCAGTAGCGGCTGCTCCACTAAAGGCAACTGTTGTTCTATTTTGGAGGTAGACCTTTTCATTCCCTCCAACAACTGGGGAAGACCCTGAGATAAACCCCCAAGTCTGTCCATCGAATTGATAGATGCCATTGTTGAAGATGCAAAGGGAACCTTCTTGGCTCTGGGGGTCGCCTATAGAGGGGAGTTCAGCTACACGAGGGCAGAAGGGGATCTGGGGATTGCCCGAGCGCCCAGGGAGGGAATCGAGGTGGAGAGGGGAGGAGCTTCTAGCAGATAAGATAGAAGCAAGAGGAAGGTCCCTCCCTACCCCTCCTACCCCTCCTACCCCTCCAGATCCACCCGGCCCACCTAATCCTTCCCCTCCTAAATCTCCACCCCTCCCACCTCCCCCTCCATCTCCTCCACCCCCAACTCCAGCCCCCACAGGAGAAGTTGGATCAGGAGAAGTTGGGTTAGGGTCGGTCGGGAGGGGAGGAGAGACAGAGGGAAGCGGGGTGGATTGGTATTGTTGGTAGAATCTAGTTAGTTTCCCCTCTAGGTCGTTATGCTCCTGTGCTAAAAGGCGGAGGTATTCCCCTACACGACGGTCAAAGTTTGGAAGGTTTGGTGGAGCAATAGGCATCTAGTTAATCTTAGCCTTCCCACTTAGAGTTGCTTTTCCACTAACTGTACTCCCTACCGCAACCTGAGCAGTTCGATAGAGGACGAAAGCTGCAAAGGTCGGTCGCATAGTGATAGGGGTGACTATTATTGAACCATCAGATCCAACTTGACTAACAACAGAAGTGCCATTCATTGGAACGGTTATATTCCCTCCACTTACTACTACAGATGAAGTAGGGGTACCAGCAGGGAAGGTCCCTTCCTCTGCTACATGGATAGCTATGGTATCTCCATTATTGAACACTCCTGCCACACTTACCGTTGCAGTTGTTCCTCCAGTCCAATTATAGACAATAGCATTAGCTCTATTAGCATCATAGATGTTTGCCCTAGCAAAAGTCCAATTACTCCCCGGAGCACTTAGGGTTTCTGTAGTTGAACCATCAAATCCTGAATTTGTTTTCCATTGAGAGAATGATAGATTAGAGCTTCCTGTATCGAAGTAGTACCCTAGACCACTGGTAATGGAGTTGAAATAGGAGTTAGAGTTCCATGTAGTAGAGGGGCTGGCTGCTGGAATATGGAGGATGATGGTGTTGTTACCACCTCCAGAATTATTTGTTCCTCTAACATTATTACCCGTAAACGTTAATGGAGTTGAATTCGCAATATCAACCGGAATTCCATGGGCTATCCAATTCCCTGTAACAGACAGACTCCCCCCAGACATATTTAGCTTTAGATTCGTTCCGTTTTTTCCATCAGGATGGAAAGTGAAGTTGTCCTTAACAGTTATTCCCGAGGCTGTCCCATTGTTAGTGGACATGAGGATATTAAAGTTGCGACTAGAACCATTAGTCCAAGCCCCTGTGTTGAAGGATATATTCCCCTCATTAAAAATATTGATGGTCGAACCATTTTGACTATCCCCCTTTATACCATGATTCGAGTTGTTGAAGATTATATTCTCTTTTACATTAGCTGTTGCTGCCCCATCTTCATGGATTAGATAGAGCCCATGACCATTATAAGCTCCTCCCGCCACATACCCATTGTTGTAGAATAGACATCCATAGATTTCGGGTCCTGAGGCAGCAGGCCCATTAAAAATCCCATCCTGCATATTGCTAACCACACAGTTGATGAACTGATTATTATCACCAGTATTAAAGAAACTCTCTCCCCTTAAGTGAGGAGCATTTTGACTATTGGCAGGGGTTTGAATTCGGGTAGGGTCAGTGTTGGTTATGGTGAGGTTCTTAAAGGTTAGAAAGCTCCCACTAACATCAAATTGATTTCCCCCTAGGATAATAGTTGCCCCATTTGAGTGACTAACAGCAGTTGTACCATTCCATGCCCTTGTACATGAGCTATAGGTGTTACCACTCTTCCCCCCAAGCATTACCTGTTCCTCACTCCCTTCCGTCCCATCATGGAAGGTTATGACGAAGCCATTGGGGAATCCAACCCCACTAGTTAAGACAATGGTAGTTGTGGAGGAGTTAATAGCACCATTTAAGGTGGTTGATAGGAAGCCATCTATAAGAGGCCACTCTGAAGGGTAGGCTTGAATGGTTATCCGACTACCTGAAGACCCAGAGGTAGAGATAGTAAACTTCCCATTATAAGTCCCTCCTATACTACGAACAAGAAGGGTATCACCAGCAGCTAATTTGTCAAGGCCCGCTTGGAGGTCACAGGGGCTACCTATAGAGCAGGTTGTTCCACTTCCAGTAGCACTTGAATAGTAGGTTGCTGCTTGTGCTGAAGAAGGAAGGGATAGACAAATAATTAGGAGAAATAAAAGACCTAGATATTTCATGGCTTAATACTTACCCCTAAAGAACTCCAATAGCGGGTTGGGGATGACCAATCCATAACTACTGAAGCAGCCCCCGCTTCTGTTGAGGTAGCACCTCCTACATTCCCTGCGTCATCAGCACTAGCCCTTTTAGTCTGTCCACTCCCTGCGGTAAAGGTATCAGCATTGGAGTTGAGGGTTGCTATTGCATCATAGACTAATTCACTAGCCCCACTTGTCACAGTTACACTCGGTTGAGTAGCAGTTGTTCCTGAACCTGTAACAGAGGTACCTAAGGGAGTAGTTTGATTAACCCCAGTGAAACTTGCAGCTATGACTATAAAGTTAGCAGGAGGACCTGTTCTAGTTACAGCAACAGTGTTAGACCCTGAGGCAGGAGCAATAAGGGAGTAGACAGTTATGCGGACGTTAGCCCCATCGGTAGCATTGTTGAGAGTATCAACTAAGGTCATGCTAACGCTGTTATAGGTTGCTGCTGTCCAAGTTGTTCCCCCACCTGCATCCGAGGAGATAGACACTAAGAGGAACCTATTTGAACCCGTACAAGTATGGGAGAAACTTGTAACGTTGGTACTAGTAGTTGCTGCATCAAAGACAGGGGCACTCCCACCTCCTGTAATGTGGTGACTAATCATTACCTGTGACTGAGCAGATTGAGGAAAGGCAGTAACAGGCACTAGAAGGAGGAAAAGAAAGAGAAGAGATAAAAGAAGAGGCTTTTTCATTTTAGGTAAGTCCCGTTCCATTGATAATCCACACAGTTGAAGCTATCTTAATAGCTGTAGCAATCCCATTAGCTGCTAAAGTACGGGAGCCTGTGGTTCCTGCTCCTGCTAGGACTAGAGTGTCCGAGGTAATTGCTATAGTCACTGTGTTGATCTGGTTTACAAAGGTTATAGTGGTACCAATGGGGTAAGCAACATTGGCGTTAGAGTCAATAGTAAAGGTCCTAGGGTTGTTATCAGCCGTAGGATGAAGAATATGCTTCCCTGCATCTGCTAGGACGGTTGTGTAGGCTGCACTTTGGCTATTTTGAACTACGTTGTTGGTGACTGCTGCATTAGAGACAGTTAGGCCAGTCACGTTGGGGCTAGTGTCTCTCACTACATTTCCAGTTCCAGTGAAACCAACAGAGGTTAGAACTACATCATTAGCTGTGTTAGTTCCTAAAAGGAAACCCGTACCCGCGGCAGCAGGAAGACGAAGTTTATAGGAAGTAACAGCGGTATCAGCATAGAGTTTAACTGAAGTAGTACCAAGAGAGGGGGCTGTTCCTTGGATAAGCTCTAGAGTCCCCGCTCCTGTCCCCCCTGTTAGAGAGAATCCTCCTGTTCCTGTGTAGGATAGAGTGGTTCCATCATCGGTTAGAAGGGAATCATCTATAGTTGTAGCCGCTGTATATTTAGGAATAGCATTGGTTACTCCTGAGTTAATAGTTCCCGAACCAGCAGGGATAGCCCAATCAAGCACTCCGTTCCCTGCTGCATCCCTAAGGAAGGTCCCTGCTGCTCCAACCGTTGCAGGGAGGGAATAGGTTATGTTAGCTGCTTGGGCAACTGCTTTGAAGGCAGTGAAGTTAGTACCGGAGCCAGAGGGTTCTAGGAAGCGGAACTCTGCTGCTGTAGCTCCTCCCCCAAAGTTTAGCACCATAGCAGCATTAGCCCCTAAGTTTAAGGTGGTTGCTGCTCCAGCAAGGTTAACTGTGGTAGCATTAGCATTGACTAGAGAGAAGGAAGCAGAGGGGGTGGTTAGGGAAGTGGTTATGTCTGGAGAGGTAGCCATTGCTACAACTGTGCCAGTACCAGAGAGGGTATATTCCCCTAAGACCCCTGCATTATTGAAGAAGATCCTTGTGGAAGTTCCTCCCGTTATTGTGGTTGTACCAACAGTTAAGCCAGGAGAGGCTTGAAAGGAGGGGGGAACACCTGCACCATTGGAGGTTAGAACCTGCCCTGATGAGCCCAAGGAGGCAAGAACCTTTGTATCAACCGTCCCATTTCCTAGGACTATAGCATTGGCTGTTAGGGTAACAGCCGTAGTTACATTCCCAGTTCCTCCACCCCCCGGCACCACAATAGTCCACGCATTGGGGGTTAGGCATTGGTAGAGGCCAATAGTTGCAGAGGTTTTGAAGAAGATATTTGGGCCAGCAGGATTACAGGAAGCAGGAAGGGCTGTCCCAAAGCGAACTACCGCCGCAGGGTCCTGTTGCCCATAGAGGTGAGTAACTAAGAGAAGAAGGAGAAGAAAGGAAGAGAGAAATTTCTTTGTTGTTCTTATCATTAGTGACACATCCCCCTTATGAAAAGCTTTTGCCCTGCTGCATCTGACCGGACAAACTTATTAGTTACGGAGATTTCATTCTTCCCATTACTTGACTCCAAGTTCCTAGAGGAGGTTGGGAAGAGTTGATCTCCATCAGTTATACCAGCCATAGTATTAGCCCCAAGAGCTATGTTGTTAGTGTTGGAGTCGGGGGCTGAGATTTGAAGCTGCATGAAGTTCCTAGCCACATTTGCATCGACCAGAACCATAAGGGAATAGAGGGAGTAGTTCTGGTTTGCATTGGTTAGGGTTATTATCCGATAGAAGTCATTAGCCATTTCCTTTTCCTCCTTAGACCCTCGCCCCGAAGGTGTTGTGGACATCCCCAAAGGGATTGATTGTTCTAAAAGCCTCTGAACTCCCCCAACTTTTAATCTTCACCTCACAGGCATCTCGGTAGAGGCGGAAGGGTTGGGTAGAGGAGAGGATATGTTGGAGGACCTTTTGCTTTAGCGCAGGAAGCTGAACGTAGTCCTTCTTGAAGATCCCCCCACTTGAGGGGATGGTTAGGGTTGGTTGGGTTACTCCATCTGCTATGAAGACAAGAGAGAGGGGAGCAGTAGAGACATGAGCTATATATTGGTCACGACTAAACCAAAATCCCCTCATCCCATAAGTGGAGGGTTGGGGTTCATAGAGGAGAACAAGCTCAGGTTCGGGTTCGGTTACCCACTCCACATCTATAACAGACCAAGGGATGGAGTCGGTGGGGAGAAGGCGAGAGAGATGGGCGATATAGGGGATAGGGAAGGAGACTGCTTGGACGCTCTCCCCGTTGGAGGTGAGGGTAAAGGTTGCCCCCGGAACGTCCGTGAATACCCCATTCACCCCGTTGTCAGCTTGCACCTTGAAGGACTTCGCCACCCCGTATGTGTTGAAGCGAATCCTAAGGCCCTGCCACCACTTTGCTTGTTCCATCCCCGCGTTATAGAAGTCGGTTACTCGACGGGCTGAATCTTCTGGTTTGTCAATAACAGAGGGTTCCCAGAAGAAAAGTTCAGGGGTTAAGATAGAAGACCAAGAAACATCAAGGGTAGCGTTGCGGGCGTAGATTCCCATCCCTGAGTTTATGTCGATTATAGTGGGAGGTTCTATCCTTGCCCCATCAGAGAAAGTAAGGGGGGTAGTGAGGGTGGCGTAGTTATTGAAGCCGGGTTGGGCGGTTATGTTTGCCCCGTTGGGGTTGCAATCAAGGAGGAAGTCCCCCCATAGCTTCTCAGAGCGATCATCCCCATAGGAGTCGGAGGGGTGACGGACTTGACAGGAGATGGAAAGGCCGTCGTCTGAGGAGCCTGAGAGGGTGTAGAGCTTACCGTTGGTAGACCCAACAAACCACCTCCCAGTTCCCTTCCCCTCTTCCCCTTCTTCACAATAGGAGCAGGTAACAGGGCGGCCATAGGTGTCGGGGAGCCAAGCTCCTCCGCTTTCCTTAAAGGTGAGGGAATAGAAGTTGGAGTCGGTTGCTTTATAGTCAAATCTAATCTCCCCATTCCCTCCTGCCAAGCGGAGGAAGTTAGGAAGGGTGAAGTCAGGAGGGATATACCCATTGGTTGTTACCCCCGGCTGTCCTTCATGGGGGAAGAGGGGGGTTAGGTCGGGGGTGATAAGTTGGGGGATAGATCCCTCTGTTACATAGATACCATCAGGGGAAATAAAGTAGACCTTACCGTTGTAGACGCAGAAGGAGTAGCGCCCAACTACCCCTTTCCCAAGGCCAGAGCGAGAGGCTTTGAAGGTTAGACGGCCTAGGATGGTTTGAGAGGGATAGATGTAGTAGAGGTCTTGGGTGGAGAAAACGAAAGATTTGTTGTCGAACATAAAGCCCCCCATTAGGGGCTCAGATGGGGAGGTTACATCTAAAGAGTTGCGGTAGTTGGAGAAGTCAGGGTCATCAGGGTTTGTCCAATAGAGGCGACCGGGGTTAGAGAGATCCCCACAGGCAAACATCACAGACCCTTGTTCCCCTTGGCCGAAGGGTCCCCAAAGGGAGGGGAGGGGTTGGCCCATTAGGGTAGGAGCAGGGATAAAGAGGGAAACCCCAACAAGGGTGCCTATCGACTCTACTATCTCAAAGCGGGTTGTAGAGATAGGGGGAGCATAGAGGGTACAGTGGATACCGTTTATCACCACATCTGTACCAGGGGCCATAGAGGTGGAGATAGACCCGGCGGTGACTGTCACCATGGTTCCTGAGGTAGAGCAAGTGCCCGTGACAGGAAGGCCTTGGATTGGGAAGGGTTGGAAGCCCTCCGTTATGTCAATATCGAGATCAGGGGAGGTAAGGGTGTCGTCGGGGAAGTCATCGTTGAAGGTAGCGGTTGAGTTGGGGGCAGTGCCGATGAGCTTCCACTTAAGGATAGACCCCCCAAACCTAGCCCAATCCATCTTATCTGCTTGAGCATCAGGGGAGGGGGTGCCGACAAGTTGGACACGTTGGCGACGGGGAATTACCCCAGAGCGAGTAGCAGGGGACCAATATGATTTTGCCCCACTCTCAGAGGAACGATAGCGGAAGCGATAGGTGTAGGGGGTCCCTCGGTCGCCTGCATCAGGCCCAAACGCCCCTCCTATCCACCATGAGGAGAGACGAACCTTGGGGGCTACCGCAACTGAGTTTGGGTTGGAGAAGAGAAGTCTTACCCTAAGTTTGGAGATGTCTGCCCACCCCTTCCCAAAATCAGCCCCTACCCTAGTTACATCCTTCACCTTTACCCTAATTGGGAATTCATCTATGGAGGATGGGGGGACCTGGATGGAAGTGCCTGAACCAGTTCCCCCTCCTGAGGTCGTACTTCCCCCTTCCCCACCACTCCCTCCAGACCCACCACTTCCTCCTGTTCCCCCATCTAATCCTGCTAGTTTAGCTTGGATCTTCGCTACCTTATTAGTAGCTCCTCTAGCCTGAGCCCTAGCTAATCTCCGCTGGAGTTTCTCCCTTGTGATAGATTGGGTGGTTTCAAAGGGAGAGATGGTATCATCAGCAGCAGAGCGAGTAACAGCTTGTTGTCGGGCTGCTAGAGTGGAGGTAGTGCCTGAGTCGGTGGCGGGGGTTAGATCAGAGGGACGGAGGATTATAGCGAAGTAGTTAGTGAATGTCCCATTTCCACAGTCAAGTTGGAATTGAACTTCTTGAATAGTTGGGAGGGGGGCCGCCGCAGAAGTACCATGGTTTATCTGAACAACAAGGTTGACTTCATCATCATCTTGGATAGCCCTCCCCCCTACGTTACCTAGGTCAAGAACGGCAACCTTTGTTGCTGTCCCTACTTGGGTGGGGGTGTTGGGGGCGAGGGAGCCAAGGATAGTCCCTACTCCCATCTGGAAGATAATAGACCGAATAAAGATTATTTCCCCTGTAGTATGGACGTTGTTAAAGAAAGCTCGGAAGTTGAGTAAGCCTGAAAGGGATTCCCCCGCCACGTGGGTGGAGGTAGTAGAGCAGCGGATAGAAGGGACATCATCTTGCCCAAAGGAAACAGAGAGGACCCTGACAAACTCTGTATTTATCTTAATCATGGTGTCTGCTTCCCAAGCTTTATGCTTAGAAGCAGTTGGTTGGATAGTACAAAGCCCCGGTCCTACCCCATTATCGTAGATGATAGAGGCTACTGTTGTGGTTTTGATGGGTTTGAAGAGGTTCTGGATTATAACCTTCTCCGCATTTACCCCACCCTCATTAAGGATAACAATAGCTCCTAGGTCATAAGCGGAGGAGTCTAGGGGGGCTGCTACCCCAACACAAGCCCATCCAGTTGAGCCTGAGTCATAGAGGAGAGTTGCGGCGTCATTAGCAGCGGTCCCTGCGTTGACTGTATTAGCCATGTTAGCAGGGGTATCAGTTACCCATCCTCCAGCGGTGAAATAGCCATCGTCTATGGTGGTGGATTGGAAACTATTTAGGGAGGGAACTGTTGTGCCCGGGCCTGTTGGGGGGACAGAGGGAGGAACTATTCCCATGTTGCGGAAGGTCCCATCTACCTTAACTTTCCCCATCTTGGTGCGATCACCTATATAGTCGAAGGGCTCGGGGGAGTTATTAGGGCGGAAAGAGCAGAAGGATAGGGGGTCCCCCGAGAACCCCGAAGCTCTAAGGACTAAGCCTGTGTGAAGAGAGTTGTCGGTATAGAGGGAGGAACCTGCCCCTATAAGGAAAGCAAAAGCTTGGGAAGCTGTGGGGAGATCAGAGTTCATCCTATCTATGGAGTGGAGGATAGAGTCAGGGATAGCTATGGAGTTGTAGACAAGTTGGCCGGGGCGTGGTTGGATTACCCCCTCCTTATAGGAACGGACATTTTTGAGGATAGGGTATTTGAAGGGAGGCATAGCATCAACAGAGGAAGCTAGGTGGAGCCCCCCTAAGGCATACCTATTAGATTTTGGACGCTTAAAAGCCACCTCTCCCCCCTCTCCCCCTTCTCTTCTAGGTTCTAGGAGTGATACAAGAACAACGAGAGCAAGCGAAGCCACAATATATTTCATAGTGAGCCTTTCGGGAGTGGAGGCAAGAAGTCTTTCTCTCGGCCTTCTTGGTAGCTCCAGCCCTTATGGTGTTCCCTTTTTCCACCCTTTTCTTCATTTGCCTTCCCATTAAGCCCTCATGCTTCCCCTTCTCCTACCCCTAAGCTTCCTTATTGGCTCAGGCTTCTCCTCTCTGGTGGAAGAGGGGGAGCTTTCCTTCTTGATAACCCCAGAGGCTTGCCTTATCGCAGACCCCTTATCCCCACCCCTAGAAAGGACAGACTCATAGACGTGCTCCCATTGTCTTTCCTTCTTAGGGGTATCTACCTTCTTAGAGAACTTACTCCCTGGCATAACTAGCCCCCCTTCTCCCCTCTAGTATTTCCCTCTCTTACCCTTCCCTCTATTCTTCCCCTTCTTCATCTCCCTTGCCTCTACTGCCCTGCTCTCTCCTGCTTCCTCAGCAGGGGAACCTTCCTTCATCGCCTTGGAGGTTGCTCCCCCCTTACCCCCCTTGCTGGCCCTTTTTGCCTCTATCATCTTCTTAAAAGCTGGATTCATGCCACTTCCTCCTTTTGGTAGTATCTAGGTCTGTCTATCTCCTCCTTAGAAGAGAACCCCTTCACTATATCATAATGACTTGCCTCGGCTGATAGGATAGAATTATGTAAGAGGCAGTGTTGCATAAAGGAGGTTGCAAGGGGGTAGGTTTGTTCAAACTCCGCTAACCCCTCCTTGAAGGTAGCAAGGTGGACGCAATAGTCGAGAATCCTAGCTATGCTTTCCCTAGGGATCTGAACCTTATCAGTGCTGATGACAGGGACAGGGAAGTTTCTAGTTATGTCAAGTTGTACCTCATAAGCGGCTGAGTCAGGAACAGGATAGAGGGCAACTAGGTTTCTCCCTGCTATAGCAAGGGTAGTTGGGGCAGCCGGGGTATCGTTTTGCCAAGAGGGGATAGCCGCATCTAGATCAGAGAGGGAAGTGGGTTGGACATAAGAGCCATTTATAACTGCTTGTTGAATAAGGGGGAGCATTGAGGCTAGACGAAGGCCATCCACATACCTCTGTTCTGCATAGGCAAAGCGGGGGTCAGAGGATTGGGAGTCTTTGGTTAGAAGGTCAGATAGGGAGCCATACTTAAGAACCCAAGCCCAGTCATCAGGGATGGAGAGGAGAGTCCCCACAGCAGGGTTTAGGTCAGCGGGGGAGATAGTAGAGAGAATGTCAAGCTTCCCCGCGTCGTTGGAAGGGGGGATGATTTGGACAGAAGAAGGGGGAGTTAGATATTGGGCATAGGCTTGGGGGATAGAGGAGTTAACTCCCCAATCAAGGAGAAGGAGGTTTGCCTCGTTTTCATCCTCCCTGTAGAGAGGGGTATAAGCTCCATCTGCATTCCTCCAGGAGATCCTCCTTAGGGAGATAGTGGAGTCTGAGAGGGGGACTCTACCTGAGTTAGGGGGAGCAGGGTAGTTAGGTTGAGAGTGAGAGATGTGGGTAGCTGTGTGGAGGAGGAATAGGTTTCTCCTTCGTTCAATCGCCCTTGTTATGTCGTCCAAGGTGAATTGGTCAGTTGGGGGAGGGAGGCCAAGGACGGTAAAGTTGGTTGTTATGGGTTCAATGAGGGGGTATTGGATGTCATTGATAAGTTCTTGGTCGAGAATAGAATAGCCACAGTTGAGAGGGGGGTTGGTGGTTAAGACTCCTGTTCCCCCTACAAAGGTGTCTGGATCAGCAGTGGAGGTTAGATCATAGAAGGCCTTTCCTACCTTAGTTGGGAAGACCACCCGGGTTCGTTGGAGTTGGGAGATTGCGTTATAGGTGCGGAGGGCTTCCTTTATGTACCTACCTAATTCGTCGTCTATCCAATGGACCTTAAGGGGGTCGCCAAGGCGGGAGGCTAAGGCGGCTTTAAGGTCAGAGAATGTTAGCCATTGGAAGAGGGAGGCTAGGAAAGAAGAGGACATTAGGGCTTGGGAACCTCCTTCTTTTCCTTTGGAGGGGTAAGAGGGGTAGGTGGAGGGGAGTCAAAGGAAAAGGTTTGGATGTTAAAGATATACTCCTTTGGCACTTGTAGGTTATAGCGGGCTTGAAGGATGTTATATTGGAAGTTCTGTTGGGCCATAACCATGTTGTTGTAGGAGTCCCTTATGCGGGAAGCGTCATCTCCTTCGATCTTGATGGAGGTTGTTACCCCTTTGGGGGTGTCCCCTCTAGATCCATTAGCTAGTTCTGTCCCTATGGTACCAAGAAGCATCACTATGGTTAAGACAATCAAGCAAAATAACTTATCTCTTTGCTTCATGTTAGAGCATCCTCTCTGTAATGATATAGTAGGTCGTGGAGCCTTGGGTTAGGGCGTTAACATTACCTGTTACAGTAGTTATCCGAACCGAGACGTTTGTGGTTGCGGTCCAGCTTGGAAGATCACCTCCCTGGACTGGGACCCCCGCTGCTGTTGCTAGGGTAGCCCCCATATCCCCAGTTACTAGCCCCCTGACTATCGTAGCTGTTTTTATATCATGTGTCAATAAGTATTCATTTCCCCCAACCGTCTTTCCTACTATCATAGAAGCTGCTGTTACTATACCCCCAGTATAGACAGTGGTGGTGTCAGCTATGATAGAAACAAGGCGGGTTTTGGCGGGGAGAGTGAAGATAGTTACGTCACAGGTTAGGGCAGCACAGGTGAAAGCAGCGTTGGTGACGGTTATTTTGTGGAACACCCGGTTAAAGCGGCCTCCATCGTTGGTGGTGAAGCCGGTTCCCGTGATGAGGGTACCTCGAAAGGGGTTGGTTGCGTTGATGGTTTTCCATAGGCCTGCCCCACCATTGTTGAGATAGAGGATGTCGTTGGTGGAGTCGTAGACCTCAGCTATTTTAGCGGTGTAGGCGGTCGGGGTACCTGTTGGGGCTCCTGCCATGGAGGTTAGGTAGAAGAAGGAGTTGGTAGCTCCAGTGGCGAGGGCTCCTGAGGTAGGGGAACCCATAACTAGATTGCCTGTGTTTTGATTGTCTACAAAGAAGGCTTCCCCTAGGCCTTGGCGAAAGAAGCGAAGGCGGTCTGGGGGACCATCCACCACTTGGTAGAGCCATCCAGTAGCAGCGGAGCCAAGTTGGACGAAGGGGTTAGCTACGTTAATGACTAGATCGGAGTCGATAGTAGCAAAGGTAGAAGCAACATCACGGTAGAGGATATTAACCCCTCCTGCTACCACCGCTTGACCATTAGCTATCTTAATAGCATTGGTGAGTCCCCCTGCTGATAGGTCAATCCCATTGGTCCAGTTGCCAGTTATAACAAGGCCTGAGGTAGCTACGTTAGCCCCCGCTTGCTGGACATAGAGGCCAAAGACATTAGTGGAGGCTATGTTGTTCGTAAAGGACATGTTTATCCCACGAATCCCTGTGTTACCTGGGGCTACTGTGGAGATAGTGAAGGCTAGGTCTACCCCATCATAGGGGGCTCCACCTCGGATAAAGAATGTACCCCCAAGTAGATGCCCTGCTTCGTTGTTGACTATATCTGCTACTGCTTGGGAGGTATCTATGGTGCCCTCATAGACAGAGAGGGCTCCCTTAGTACCAGCAGGGACGGTAGTGGGGAGGCCATATTGTCCGTTATAGGCAGTTAGGAAAAGAGTGTTGTCGGTTAAGGTGCCAAAGGTTGGCTTCACCATTATCCCTACATTGCGGGGGCCAGTGGTCTGGAAGGGAGGGGTGAAGATTATAACAGGGGAGCCATTGGCAGTGTCGGTGGAGTAGGGGTCATAGAGGAGGCGATGGGTTGAGGGACCAATAGAGAGCTTGGCAGTAGAGGGAAGGGGGATAGTTACATCTCCATTGGTGGAAGTTCCATTGGTTGTCCCTACTAAGATAAGATCATCGGTTGAGTTAACCCCCCCTGCAATGGTGGGAGCTACAAGGGCTGTGGTTAGGATGACGGTAGAGGGGAGGGAAATAGTGGGGTTGCCAGATCCATCACCATTAGCTAGAGTAACTTGATTAGCTGTACCTGTTATGGTACGTGCAACGGTAGTATTTAATGCTGTGCGGGCGAGCATTCCATTTGCCCCTGGATCTACCAACCCTCCCCCAGAAACCGCCCCCCATGCTCCACTTGCCCTTATGTTAAAAGCGTTGGTGGTGGTGTTGTAGATGACTAGGCCATCAGCGGGGGCTGCTATAGCATCCCTTTGGGTGGTAGTCATCCGAGGGAGAAGGAGAGCCCTCGTGGTGGAGGTTAGGTCTAAAAGGGCAGAAGCATCAGGGGAGGTGTTGTTGATACCAACGGAGGTGCCGTTGTCGGTTATTTGGGAGTTCCCAACTGTGGTAGAGGCGGTGAATTTGGCTACCCTGTTGGCGGTGCCTGACCCCCCAACCCCCGTGGTGGCATCCCCTATCTTATGGTCCCCTAAGGTAAAAGGGGAAGCGATCCCTGCCCCAGAAAAGCGAATGTCATAAAGGCCGTTATTGGCATAGAAGAACCAATAGCCAGTTGAGTCAGCGGTGAAGGGGTTCACCTTGGGGGTAGAGAGCATGTCTGAGAAGATGGTTGAGAGGTTAGAGGTGCCAGCATCGAAGATAGTGACGGTGCAAGAGGGGTAGGATTGTTGTACCTTTGTGGTGGAGATAAGGCCTTGGGTTGAGACTGTGTGGTTGCCTTGCTCACACCACCCATCTATTTTGCTCTGGGCATGGGTGGATGCAGAAATAGCTAGTAGCAAGGAAGCTACTAGGAGAAGCTTTTTCATTGGTTCCTCCTCTTTCCCTCCCTTGGGTTAGGGCTTGAGGGTTGAGGTTTCCTTTAGGGATTTAACAATTGGGTCAGCAGGGGTGTTTATGCTCCCACCCTTCCCTCCTCCCCCATAGAGGTGCTCATTGTGCTTCACCGGCATGGAGTTACCAGTGCCACGATTGAGGGAGTCCACCACGTCTACGGTTTGGGGGGATGCAATCTGTCCCTGGTTAGCAGGGTATGGAGTTGTCGATTTGTCAGCCATAGTTTCTCCTTATTAAAAAAGATCATGGAATAGAAAAGAACCCAGTAGCATCATCCGTCCCAACCACCCTTATCTTCCTATAGGAATCCTTTATAACTTCATCTTGTGGGTAGGCTTCTTCATCGTCTCTATGAGCTAGTTCGAGAAGGCCAGGATCAGCCGCATTTATGTTGGAGTAGGCCTTTTTATGCTTCTGCCCCATAAGGACCCAGTTAACCCCCTTTAGCTCTGGGTAGCGAGCGACGTTCTTGGCAGCCCAATCACAGGCATGCATAGAGGCTGCTTCCATGACTAGAAGGTCATCGAGGATAAGGGGGAGCACATCAGAGTCGTTGGTTAGGAATATCCCTTTGCGTTGGAAGGAGCAAGGGAAACCAGCAGCAGCGATGGAATGGGGGTGCATCTCAAATATAGGGGTGCCGGTAGAGGAAGAAGCATGGGAATAGAGATAACGGGGATTAGAAAATTGATTCCTTTGGGGGTCTAGTTGGTTGAGGAGATCCCCAGGAAGGTGGAGCTTAACGAAGTATTGGGATATAGCAGGGTTGTAGATGGAGTTATAACGCTTAAAGTCGGTTGTCTCTACCCCATTTACCCCAATCAAAGGGGGACCGTAGTAGGCGCGGTAGAGGCGATAGGTGCTTGCTGCATTGGAGGTTTCCACCACAGGGCGATCAAGGGTTAGGTTACCAGTGCCAGAGTCAAAGGCGGTTATGTTATAGGGAGGGGAAGCTCCAAAGCGGATTTGCCTGGAAGTGATAAGGGGGTTGGAGAGGCCAGTTAGGGCTGTTATAGCAGTGGCATCTGCCACAGCCACATTTGAGAACTGGGTAACGTTAAAGGAGCCGGTGGAGATAAGAGCAGGGGAATAGAGAAGGCCGAAGGCTCTAAGGAAGGACCATTGACGGGAGTTATAGATTTCCTGTAAGGCCCGGTTGATAAGTCTCTTGGCCTGAAAGATGGAGAGCTTAGGGAAGGTGTTGAGGAGTTCGGAGTAGAATTCTTTATAGGTAAGAGCCATTGAACCTCCTGAATCTCCTGAATCTCCTGAATCTCCTTAAACACCTTCCCTACCCCACTCTAAGCGGCAAACCCAACCACCAAAAGCTTCACAGATTTGGCGGATAGGTTAGTAGCGTTGGCTTCTTCTGCCCCAGTGGTGCGGACAGACCAGATAAGTTTGGCGGAGGAAGCCATCTTCTTCTGCCCCACAAACCCCTCTACTAGGTCTGTCCCATCAGCAGAAACAGAACCAGCGATAAAGGCTATCTGCTTGAAGCCAAGTTTCGCCCCTGTTACTATTTCCCCGCCTGTGGTGTAGGAAGCAGGGCCGTCATGGTCTACAAACTTGGCAGATAAACCATCAGCGGAAGCAAAGGGGAAGTAACCTAATCCTCCAAGGACATTAGTTTCAGCCATCTTTTAATCCTCCTTTTTCCTTTCCCCAGAGGCTTAGAGGCCAAACCCCGTCGCTTGCATGGTCTTTAGCCAAGCGAGTTTGATAAGACCTGAGGCAGGGGCTTCATACCACGTCCCCACTACCCTCTTACCTGCACCAGCAGTTGCATAGTAGTCAGTAGCATCAGCTATACCATCAAAGGTATTGGTGGCAAGGCCAGTGAAAACACAGAGGTTTCCAGCAACGGCAGAGGCCACAGCAGCGGCTCCAAGGAGGGAAGCTAGTCCCCCAATCTGAATCCAGCAATAGGAACCCTTAGCTGGAACATCCACATAGACCCCTGCAAAGTCGCTTATCACAGTGGCAGAGATGTCAGGGGTTACCACCTTCAGCTTATAGCCATTGTTAGCAGAGGTATCCCAGAAGCAGCCTATCCCTCTAGCAGGGGCAGCAGCGGAACCCGCTTTGGTGAGAACCCTCATGTAAGCACCTGCCCGGAGGGTACCTGTGGCAGTTAGGGAGAGCTTAAGGGCTTCTGCATCGTCCACCACAAGGACCTTCCCAAGTAAGCCCCCATAGTCCTCAGCAGGGAGGTTATCTGGGGAGACTGACTTGCCAATAAGGGGTCCACCTCCCCCATTGAGATACCCCTCTGCAAGTTGCATTGTGTTCAAGAATGGATTCGCCATTTTCTTTCTCCTTCTCTTTCAACTAGCCTAGCCTCTTTTGGGGAGGCTAGAAGGTTATCTCAATTAGGAATTAATCCCATACCCCTGCTTATTCGCCCATGGGTATTGGCAGAGGACGTTGAGGGCCACAAGGAGTTGCCCTGCCACGATGGTCGAGTTCTGAGCCTCCTTATACCCCGTCCACCCGAAGCGGAATCTCTCAGAGTCCGAAAGGTGCATCTGGAAGGTCTTGGTGTTCTCCATGAAGACCGTCTCCCCTACCGTGATGGTGGTGGAGGCGGGGAGGTTTGAGGCAGCAGCGGGGGTGGCTGCTGAGGTAAAGGTAGAGGTAAGGTAGTTACCTGTGCGGGGGTCGTTGATGCCAAAGCGACTAGAGGGGCAATACTCATCCCGCATGAACTCCATTCCCATAAGGGAGAAGCTTTCCCCACCCCAAATGAAGTTCTTTTCGGAACCAAACCTTTGCTGAGGTTGTAGCCTTTCCATAATGTAGGCGAAGACTGCCTTGTTACCCCGGCAGATATTAGGCGACCAATCACCTCCAGAGGCATCAAGGTATTGCTCAAGGAGGTTAGCATAGGTAACTGGCCCGGCTGCCCCCGTGGAGTCCCCAAAGAAGAAGGGAACTGAGTTAAGGGCGGCTCCTATGGTGCCATTGCGGGTTTGCTGACCATAGAGAGGGAAGACATTACCATCCCAAGAGTTTGTCACCCCATCGTTATACATCTCAGAGATGCCATTGATAGAGGTGGTGCGACTATCCAAAACGGTGGTGGAGGAGGGCTGACCATGGCGGTTAAGCTCAATGGCGAGGTTCTCATTCATGGTAAGCATGAGGACCTCTTGGTGGGCGGTTATGATGGAGAAAACCGCCGCCTCACCTTTGTTCTCCACGTCGATGTCTTCCTCAAACTGGGTATCATTCTGCTCATAGTAGCGGACATCGAACTTCGTCGCGTCGAGAAGCTGTACCCGGTTCATGTCGAAGGTATCACCCTTCGCGTAGCTCCCACCTATGCTTTTTGCGTAGGCGAAGGTATTCTGGATGAAAGCACCCCCTGAGTGTGGGAGGGCGTGAGCTCTGAGGAAGGCCAGGAAGGGAGACTTCTTTTTGAATGCCAAGTCTGCTATAACCTTTGGCCTAATTACCTTCAGAGTGGTAGCATTTAATTCGTCCAACAGGTTTGCCATATTTCTCCTTCTCCTTCTTCCCTATAGCCCTCCTTAGCTTACCTGTTGGGTTGCTCAGGTGGGGTTAAACAGTCGCCTCTTCCTTCTCCTTCTTCGCCATTATCTTAGAGAACATGGAAGCGGCGGCTGAAATTGTTTCTGCTTTATCGGTGATGCCGGGGGCAACAAGTTCCCTAGCCTTTTTCTCCTCGGGGGAGACGGTTGACTCCACTGCTTTGTAGAAGTCACTCCCCTCCATCTTCCTTTCATTGGTAGGAAGGGAGAGCTTTGCCCGCTCTTGGGAGAGCTTTTCGTCAAATTGCTTTTGGAGGCGAGCTTCTATCTCAGATTCTTTCTTCTTCTCACGGAGGGCAGGGATGTCATAGCCTTCTAGGTAGGCCTTTGCGTAGTCCCCCTTGGCTGCTACTATCTTGGTTTGGAAGTCATCCCAATCTATCTGCTTCCCAGTAAGGGCTTCATACTCCCTCTCTATCTTGCGGGAGTCCACCGTCCATTGAGCAAGGCGCTTTATGTCAGTGGAGACTGACCCTTCTACCTGCTTGAGGATTTCCTCTGCTGTAGGGGTAGGGGCGTCGTCCTTCTTGGTCTTGGTGGGAGGGGTGTCCCCTATCTTGGAAACATCCTCTAACCCAACCTCCTTAAGGAACTCATTCCCCCCTTTGTATTCCTGAGCTTTCTCCCAAATGGAGTAAAGTTGCTTCTTGACCGAGGTAAGTTGGGCTTTTATAGCAGCTACCTCAGAGGTGGAGGCGGTGGTGAGGGAGGTTTCGAGATCCTCAAGCTCCTTCATCTTCTGGGTGTGAGCTTCCTCAAAGGCCTTCCTTTCCTTCTTAGTAGCATCCACTTCTCGGTCTGTTAGCTTCCTTGCATGGACTCCAGATTTGAATTCCTTTTGTACCTCTTCTTTGGTAAGAAGGGTGTTTAGGAGGTCTTGCTCCTCTTCGGATAAGCCCCCTTTGTCAACAAGTTGCTTGTAGAACTCCTCAACATCAGGGTCGAGTTTTGGTTTTGGCTTAGGCATAGTCCACCTCCTTTGGGGGTGCAGTGGGTTTAAGGGTTAGTAAGGTAGGGAGGGAAAGGGGAAGGGGAGTGCGGAAGGCCGCCCTTCTAGGGGAAGATTGGATATGGGTAGTAAAAGTGGTAAGGTCCAATCTAGGCATAGGAGGGGGAGTTTCCTTCTCCTTCTGAATTTCTCATCCCTTGAATAGCCTTGGTCATCCCCCCTTGGAGGACTTCCATAGCTTGGTTAGCCGTTGGACCCATCTCTGGGTAGGTTGAGGCAAGTTCTTTTAGGGAAGAAGCTACCTTGGCTACTTGGGAGATGAGTTGTCGGGCTGCTGACATTTCTGGATTTGGGGAGGCTGAGGGATCGGGGCCTTGCCCTCCTATGGGGAGAGAAGGCGATGGAGAGGGGGCGGTTGGAGAGGCACCTTGGGGGGTGTTTCCCCCACCGCTAAAGATTGATCCCATTGGCATTGACGCCATTTTTTAGCCTCCAGAGAAGTCAGGAAAAGAAAAAGAGGCCCACCTTTTTGGGGTGGACCTCTGCGAGTTTTACCGTTGAACTCTCCAGGGATTCCAGAAACATCAAAACGGAAACGAGTGTGTCAGAGGAGATATAGCATAGGAGGGAGGGGAGATGCAAGAGGTTTTCCAAAAGGAGGCTAAGGAGAGGGGTTAGGGGGTTGCGGAGGAACCTTATACCTCTTGAGAAGTTGCTCAAATTCCACCCCTCCAATCCCCCCTAAGTATATGTCGATGATAAGCTTACCTGAAACCTTCGCTTCTTTTAGCTCAAGAAGGAGGGCTTCGATGTCAGAGGTATGGACTTGATAGGTGTTTATAACCTTCTTGAGAGCATGGGAGGGTAAGGGGATTGATTTTGGCTCTGTGGACATCCTTTTTTTGCTTCTCCTTAGAAGTTAGGTAGCTACTATAGACCTAGTTCCCCCATCCTTTATTACCTGTCTAGGTTCATTGTTGAAGGAAGGAGGACGGCCTACTGGGGCTCCCCCCGTTGCTACCCCTCCCGCTCCACCTTCCCCTCCACCTTCTATTCCCCCCTTTAGGGCTTCTGCTAGTTGAGAAGCTCCTTCCCCTAGGGCAGCCTCAGGGGAATTTTGTTGGGCTAGTTGCTGGAGGATAAGGGAGACTATTCCCTGAGCAAAGAGGGCTTGGTTCTGCTGCTGCTGCATTATCTTAAGCTCAGACATCTTCTTCTCTAACTCGGTATCCCCTTCGAGGTGTCCCCAATTCTCAATATCCAGATCCTTAGCAATTGTCTCTGCGGAGATAAGAAGGGGGTTAACCTTAGAGGCTTGCATCCTAAGGAGCTTCCTTGCCATATTGGTGATTTGATGGAGGGAAGTCGGATGGATAGCAGTGGAGAAGGAGTTGATGTGGTGCTTTACCCTCTGGACATAGGTGGAGGAGATAATGGAGGTGCCATCGGTTGAGAGGGGTTCATAGGGGAGGGAAGTGGGGATAAGGGTGCCGGGCTCAAAGTCGTAGTCTTCTGGGGTTATCCCATCTTCCCCTAGGATGCGAATACGTTTGGCTAGATCGTAGAACTGGAAGAAATAATAGCGGTTCATATCCGCCATTTGGCAGACAACCGGGTCCATTGAGCGAGACATATCTGTTACGATAGCCCCCGCCTGCTGGAAGAACTTCTCTATGGAGTCAGCGGAGGGGATTTGATTGGCCTTTTGGAGTTCCTTGAGATCAGGTACCCCCATTATATAGGCTATTTTGTCCTCTACTTCTTGGATGTAATTGAAGTGCTCCATGCCTACCTTATAGGAGGTAGGGGGGAGAATGGGCTTTATGAAGTCCCCCATCTGGAGCTTCCCTCGGATGCGCTTACCTGGGGTGCGAATGGAGTTGGATCCAGCCTTTGACTTCGCCACAGAGATTTCATCTACCACAAGGGGAGGGTCTATGGATAGTTGAAGGGCATCCTCCACAGCGCGGCGCATGTTAATGGAGGACTTCTCAAGGGAGAGAACCTCTGAGACAACTGAGAAGCCAAGATAGGAGAAAACCCAACTGTCAGGGCTATACTTAATAATAGGGACCTTCCCATGCCACCAGAAGGAAGGACCGTCGTAGAGGATGCAAGTGTTGGTGGAGATAATAAGGCGACGGTTTGGGTAGAGATAGCAGTCCTCAAAGGTGGCTGTTTTGAGGACTGGCTCCCCTGAGGAGGTATAATGGGAGAGGATCTTATCCCCCTTAACAGGGACTATATATCCCCAGTTATTCCCTTCCCCCATAGGAATGGGGTAGTCAAGGCGGTTAGTGGAGAAGTCATCAACGTAGGTGTAGAAGACATCGGTGACTGGGGAGGGGTGGGTTTGGTTAGGTTTCTTTTGGTCTGCTTGGCGGATTGCCCCTATTGCATCTGTTACCACCCTTACCCCACTTTGGAAAAGGCTATTAACCTTTACCATCCCACGGTCAGGACGGATAAGATGGGCCTTATGGGGGAACATCTTGCAGACTCGGAGGTAGGGGGTTTCCTCCTCCATGGTAACTGTGTAGGCACGTTGGAGGTCGAACTCAGGGCCTAGTTGGGTTGGATAGACTTGATTATACCTATAATGTTTAATTTCTATGTTCCCTTGGTTGAGGCCATCGAGGTGGGGGTTCCAGACGGGGCTTATATAACTTGTACCTTCTGGGAGAGCCCATTGGAGCATCTTCTTTATCTCTCTATCTATGAATCTCCTTCTATACCAATCATCAGATAGGCCATTTTGGATTCTCGCTTGTTTAAGAAGATTAGGGTCTTTGGTGGAGTTAGCTTCGTAGTACCAAGAGGGACGGATATTGGCGAGGGTAGCGATCATCTCCTTTATGTTTCTTTTAATGGTGTTGAGGAATATAAGGGAGAGCTTCTCAGCGGGGGCCTGGAGGTTTATCTTCCCACAGAGGATGTCTAGGACTGTATCAAGGGATTCATAGGCGCGGCAGGATTTGAAATAGGCCTCTCCTTCTTCTCTACATCGACGAACCCAAGCAAGGAGCTTCTGCTCATGGAGTTCTATCTCCTTGATTGAGCCTCCTTGAGGGTAGGGAGGGCAGACATATTCCTTGTAGATGGGTTCATTGGGGTTGGAGTTGAGGATTGAGGGGGAGGGGATATAGGACATTAGGGGCTGCCTCCATTCTTTAAGAGCTTTCTAATCTGCCTACGTTGCTTGGATGAGAGGCGTAGATAAGCCTTCTTTTTGGTCCGGCGAATAGTACCTGATTTAATAACCTCTCCTTCTTCATTGGTCTTCACCCCAGTTACCGCATAGGTAGCATAGTCAGAGGATTGGAAGACCCCCTCTTCACAGTTACCCCAGAATTTATTAAGGGTGGAGGGGGGAGGAGCAATTGGCTTCTCATCCATCTTTATCTACCTCCCTGCTTCAACCCGTCATTCTCAAAAGCCGCTATAAAGGGATTGGTATCTTCTGTCCTAAAGCGGAAGTCCCCATTCCTCTCCATCGCATACTCCGCTAGGCGACGGATAGAGGGATGCATTTGGTCGAGAGGGGGATATTTGACCTTCTTGATTCGGCCCTTTTCGTCGGTTAGCTCGATGAATCCCCCTGCTTTTAGCTCCTCAAAGCCCTTTTTGAGAGATTGGTTGTAGTCGACTTGTTCAAGATGATTGATGTAGTCAGCTTTGTCCCTTTGGACGATGACTTGAGAGCGGCGGAATTTTTCGTAGTCGCGGAAGGTGTTGAGGTGGATAGGGGTGAACCCTTTCTTCTTAAGGTGCTTCTCTAGGCGTTTGGGGATGGGGAAGGCGGGGTTGACTGGGTTGAAGACTTCCCCTTTGGAATTGGTGTAGAGAAGGGTGGGGGTGAAGGTCTTGGCTGTTTCGAAGGAACGGCGGGGGAGATAGACCACAGAGGCCCTTCGACGGCAGCCCTCTACTTTGCAGACCTTCTTTTTGGAGGCATCAGAGGTCATCGCCTCAAAGATATGGCCTGAGGAGCATTCGTAGTTGTGGAGGATCATTGGGCCTCCTTGAAAGGGAAGATGATGGAGGTTCCTCCATTACACTTCATACTATTCTTCCTTAGGTAGGCTAGAAAAGGGGTGCATTTGAACATATCATCTCTTATTCTAGGCCCTACTATTCTTAGGATATAGAGATGGTCAAACTCCTTAATAGTTGCTACATTGGAGAGGGGAAGTGCTTTAACCAGAGGAGTTAGAGCCAACCCCACTCCACCTAAGATAGTCCTTCGGATAAAAGCCCTTCGGTTCATCGACATAGGGTAGCCCCCTTTCTTAGGAAAGTCAACAGGTTAGTCCAAAGTGGGAAGGACATTATTATAGACATAGTGAGAAACCTTCCCCTCATAGTTACTATTCTTCTCTGTGGCTGCAATAGCCTCTGCTAAGGTTAATTCCCCTTCGCCTGGGACAGCCTCTTCTTTGTAGCCTTTGAACATTTGAGTGATGGACTTATCCCCCTTGCTCATCATATAGAGTTCCCAAGCATGGAGGGAGAAGAAGGCAGGGGCGGCTGAGAAGAAGCGGTCGTCATGGTCGGAACCCTTAGCTTCTATCCGTTGGTTGTCGTGGAGGTCCCTCTGCAAGTTAGTCAACTCTTCTATGAGGTAAGGGCTGTTGAGTTTGAAGAAGCCTCCCTTTATTGCCCTTATAACAGGACCCATGAGGAGGGGGCGACTCCAGGCGTTAGTTTCCCACCCCATCTTATGGGCGCTTCTTCTCTTTAGGTTATCATAAGCGCCTTCCCAACGGTGGAAGTTACTCCACCCTGCAAGCCTAATGTTATGCTGAAGGCCACTCCCCCCAAAGTTAATCTCTATGGTTTGGCGGCATTGATTGACATATTCCTTTGATCGCTTGGAGAAGAAGGAACCTATGGCGAGGGTGTAGGGGAGGAGTTCTATTGTCATCATGGAGGAGCAAACAAACTCCGCTACCTGCTCCGCTTGCCACAAGAGGGAGCCTTTTTTGACTACTTGGATGGAAGAGTTATCCCCCCTTCCCTCCAACCCCTCCGATCCATCCACCCCTGTTGAGTATTCTTGTTCAACCTCCCCCATCTTCCCATCTATTTTGACTTTTGGGAAGGGAAACTCCCATATAAAAAGCCTTTTGTCCCACACATTAGGGTGGTGGTGGAGGGGAATGAGGTAGTAGACCTTTGGGTCAGAAGATTGGTCCCAATCAGAGAGAATTTTGATGTAGGGGCGGCTTGTGTCGATTTCATCGAGGTCTGGTTCATGCTCAGGCTGGACTCCTTCGCCTATAATGGCAAAAACGGCGGGCTTACCGTGGAAAAGGGCGAGCTTTTTGGCAGTATTGCGGAGATACTCCGCTTGTTCAATGGAAATAACCCCCTTTCCGCTTCTTTGGAAGGCCTCTTGGTCAGACGCGCATAGTTCTGTGTAGAAGGAGAAGAGTTGGTCCTTCTCCTCATACTCTGCTCGGATGAATTCCCAGAAATATTGCTGCCTTAGAGGGAGGGACCAGCCTTCTCCAAGGTATTTTTGGAGTTGGGGGCTCTCCTCAACATACTCTTTGCATTTGAGGGCGTGGAGGGCGGTTACTTTGGAGGGCTGCCACTTCGCTTTGGGGCCAGAGAGAGGCTTAGGGAGGAATTGGTGTGCCCAAGTGGTAGTTGGGTAGATGTCTGTGCCGATAAACCAAGGGAGGAAGACAGGGCGGAAGCGAGTTTTGTTCTTGGGGTAGTTCTCTTTGGCCCATTTCCACTTCTCATACCACCACTCCCCCTTTCCGGTCTTCCCTTTGGCGGTACTTTCCAAAACAAAGAAGGTGGTGGGGTTCTCATGGATGGTGTTGATGAGGGCTTCGTCAACGTCCGCTGTGGGGTTGTTGAAATCTGGCAACTCCGAGACATGGACAAGATCAGGGGAGTCCCCTCTAGCTATCCCAGAAAGGCCTGTTCCATGCTGACAGGTGACTGAGGATTTGTTTTCTGGGAAGTTCGCCCATAGTTCCTTAGATTCTGTAATGGTATATTCCCCAATAAGCCATGGAGGGGTATTATCCCAACACCTCTTCATCATCCCCGCCATCTTTTTGGTTTTGTCGGGGTCGGAAGAGGCAACTAGGGCATTCTTTTCGGTGTAGAAGTGGATGCGGTGAGCTATTGCTAGTTCATTAACGGTGGATACCCCAAGCTGGCGGGCCTTAAGGTAGATCATCATGATGGCAAAGAAGGCTTCTTCGGCCTCTGACCACATATCTAGGATGATCTTTTGGGATACCCAAGGGCTAAAGAGGGATAGGTTCTCGGAGGTGTGAGATAGTTTGACAAAGTAGTAGTGGGTGGCGCAATAAAGGAAGGAGTTTTGGCAAAGGATTCGCTCATTTTCTATAAAGTTAAGTTCATCTTGAAGGAGAGGTCTATTAAATTGCCAGGTTTTTGGCTTCCCTGGGACATATTTCCCCTCAACTAGCCCATAGAGGTGGTTAGTGTAGAAGCGAGATTCTGCTACTGTGTATGGACGGAGGGTAAATTGGAGGGGCTTAGGGCGATAGTCTATTTTAGATTGGATAGTTGAGAGCTTTTGGGAGATTATTTTGGGGGAATACATCTTCTTTGGGGGTCATTAGGGTTATTGAATAATGGAGGGGAGGGATTTCACCTCTTCGATTAAGTTATCATCATTAAGGGTTGGCTTCTCAGCAGGGAGGAGAGCTAGGGCAATGGAGCAAGCAGGGGCGTTGATGATAATCATATGCCATAGGTTACATTTTGGGCAGGTTGCCCCCTTTGGGTGGGGGACTAGGATAGAGGAGACTGTGGGGGAGTTGAAGGTTACTAGGGGAGGGAAGGGGGTAGAGATGGGGGTTTGGCACTGAACACACTTTCCTATTACCTTTGTGGGGAAGTTTGGGCCGTTGGGGTTATTGGAACCATTGGGGGGATTAGGCATTTTTCAACTCTACTCCTTCAGTTTGGGTTACTAGGTCGAGAAAGGAGGAGGGTTCAGGGAGGAGCTTTTGCCCTTCTTGCCCTTCTTGCCCTTCCTCTACCACTACCCCCTCTATATCTATTTCTTCCTGTCCTTGTGACTCCTCTATAACCTCCTGCATAGCGGAAGCAACTACCTTCTCTGTTTCAGCGATGGAGGAAGAGAAGGAAGGGAGGCCAACGTTGAGGGTGGCAGTGTTGTTGGAGTTGGCAATATTAGTAGATTTGTCTACGTTGATGCTAACCTGTGCTCCCTTGGGGATAAGGCGGAAGCCATAGAACTCCAAAAGCTTCCCCCTTTCTAGGTAGGAGTTGGGGTCGTCGTCGCTAAGGGCTACCTCTATGGACTTTTGGATAAGGTTGGTCTTGTTGAGGCGAAGCATCATCATGGCTTCTTCGTCGCCTAGAAGGTCTAGGGCGTTGATTATCATGCGGCGAAATTCTCCCTTGGAGATCCCACTTTCAGAAGCTAGTTTGTCTAGGTCTAAGCTGTCGGAGAGGTGGGTGGTTTTGTTGACCTTCCTCCAGGTTTTAATCACCTTCGCAACTGTCTCATCATCCCCTACGAATCTCTCTAGGAAGATAAGGCAGTTTTGGATGTTGGGGATGTATTGGCCGAAGTATTGATTCAAAGTTAAGGGTAATGTTAATTTCGATAGCGCCCGTACATCTGGCTTCTTCTTCGGCTCCGGCTTACTTTTCCCCCCTTTTGCCCCTGAAGCCTTGGAAGCAGCCTTCTCTTTAATAGCGGCAAAGAGGGCAGAAGGATCAGGAGAATCCCCACTAGAATTAACCCCATCATTTTGCATACCTCCTTCTTCATCCATCATAGATCAACCTCTTCCTCCTCCTTATAGTCCTCAAGGGCAATCCCTATCTCATCCTCTTCCATCTCAAGGGCTTTCTCTATCTCATCATACTCATCTCTTTTGGGGGGCCTATAGGTTACTTCAGCCCAAGCAGGGGGGAGAGGCTTCTTGCTATACCTCTTTATGAATTCCCCCCTTTCTATCTCCTGAGAGTAGACAAGTTCGAGGATCTCCCTTATGCGGCGAACCTCAGAGTAGATTTTAACGAAGGCCTTTAGGAGTTTAAGGAACATCCCTACCTTTTCTTCCTCATCTTCCCTAGGGTTTGAGCTAATCTAGCCCTTCTCCCTAAGGTCCCTCCCTTAGAGGCAGCCTCTCTTATTTTGGAGGCAGGGATCTTCCTCCCCTCAGGGACCCCTAGCTCCCTATGGAGAGCCCCCTTGTGCTTGATAGCTCCTGCTATCCAATTGGATTTTCCTTCTTCAGCCATCCCCCACCTCCCCCTTACCTCTTCTTTACTTCCCCTGCTATTGCGTTGGTGGGGGAGGTATTCCCCTTCATGCTGTCCACCTTGCAAGGGATGTCGATCTCTTTGGTGGAGGAGTAGTGGTCAGGGGCACCTATGTAGTTCTGATGGCCGTTCTCACAGGTCATCACTCCTGAGGTTGTGTCAAGGGTGAACTCAGGGGAGTTACAGGTGAAACATTGACTCATTTTAAGGCCTCCTTAGGTTATTTTGGGGATAACTGTGGTGGGTTGGGCGACTGTCCCACCTGTGACGTTGTTGTCTTTGGCAAAGGCCCCCATTGTTATCATGCCTGCGCTAAGGAGAAGGGATTGCCAATTTATCTTTCCTTCAGGGGTAGTGAAGCCCCCACCGACGAAGAGGTTGAGGACGCCGAAGCCTGCTCCTGCAAGGGTGGTTTTCCAGTTCTTTCCCATTATGCTTCCTCCAAGGTTGCTGAGGCTTTTTGAGCTTCAGCGGTTAGGTGCCTACCTATCACATCTATGGGAGGGGTAGACAGAGTTGGTTGTTCAGGGAGAGGGGGAGAGGAAGTGACTTTGATTGGTTGAAGGGCTTGGTTAAAGGTCATTTGGTGGACGTAGATGCTGCGGGTCCAAATGATCTGGAAAATTTCCCTCCAAGAAAACCCCCACCTACTAACCACTACCCCATCGGAGTAGCGATAGGAGGGGAGGGGGATGTAGGGAGGTTGGTTTTTTGCCCAAACTATCTCTGGTTGACCTGGGATAACGGGGGAGATTGGTTTAGCCATAACTTTCCTCCTAAAGGGCTCCCTCCGAAGCAAGGAACTCCCTAGCCTCCCTTATCCGCCTCTGCTTCTCTGTCTCTTCCTCTTCCTCTGTTGCTTCTCTCATAAGGGGAAGGGAAGGAGGGAGGAAGGCTTGGATGGTTACCTTATTCCACTTAGTTTCTGACCTCTTCCTCCCCTGGTGGTATTCCTTGAAGTAGCGAGAGAAGGCCTTTTTGAAGTCCCTATATATCCCCTCTGTTTCACCCTCTTTAGGGAGAGGAAAAAGGAGGGTTTCAGCGGGGAAAGTCTCCTTCTCAACCTGCCTCTCTGCTCTCCAGCAGAAGACTTTGTAGAAGAAGAGGGAGGGGTCAAAGAAGGTGCCGATTAGGGAGGTATGGAATTCCCCCATGCTTGGGACCCTGGACTTTCGGGGGGCCTCGATAAAGATAGTTGTGTGGGTTTGGTAGATTCCCTCTTGGCCTTTGACTGGGTTGGGGATCTCCTGGGCTACCTTGATGAAGGTAGAGCGGGGATCAGAAGCCCTTGCCCTAAGGAAGGACCTAGGCTGCAACTCAGCGGAGTCCTTCCTCTTATAAGCCTTACTGCCCTTCCATTTAATGCGGGAGGAGATGGAGGGGATAAAGCATTCGAGGTCGTAGGTGAAGTAGCCATCCCCCTCGTCATTAACGGCCTTAACTACCCCCGGCACCACATCCTCTTTGTTATAGATATAGGCTATCTCTTGGCCTACCTCAAAGAGGGGGGATTCTGGGGGGAGAGGGGAGAGGTGGGTAGCAGGGGAGGTTATTTGGCGTGGGTGGGTTGACATCTACTCTACCCCCTTATGGTGCTTATCCTTATGGGGGTGGGTCTCCTCTTCAGGAGCCTTAGCCCCAGTAGACTGAGGGGCTGGGGTAGGTGGGGTAAGGGGGTTAGTGTTAGCCCCTTGGCCTTCATCAACCACCTGAGTAACCTCTTCCCCCTCTGGCTTATGGGTAAGGGCCTCCCTCTCCCTCGCCCCCAAGTTAGAGGTGTTTTCCCCCAAAAGCACATACTCCACCACATGGCTGAGTTTATCCGCCGCAAAGAAGGTAACTTCCCTTGTTTGGCTATTGACGGTGGGGATTAGGACATCTAGGCGAGGGTAGCCATCAGGGGTGAAGCTTCCATCAGGGCTCTCCCTGTAGACTAACCCCCTAACCACTTCCCCTTGTTGGTTGAGAACTAGGACTATTCCTTGTTGCTGTGACATAAAGAAGACCTCCATTTTGATAAGTTGATGTGAGTAACTCTTGGCATCTAAGGAGGAGAAGTTCTTACTCACCTATCTCCCTTCCTCCTTCTTCCCTCTCCCTATCTCCTTGGGGGATTAACCGCCTCACATCCCTCCAAAGCAATAGAAGCGTTGGCAGTCATAACCGCTTCCCTTAAGAGCCTTAAAGAAGCTGATTGGTCAGCAGAAGGAGGAGTATTGGCTAGGAGGACGTGGGCAAACTCCTTTGCAGCCCCTCTAATAGCTTCATAGCGAGGGAGTTGGTCAGAGGTTGGAGGGTGATAGGTGAAATACTCTTCGAGTTGTTTCTGCTGTAGGGGGCTTAGTTCTGCCATAACTCTCCTTATTAGTCCCAAAGGGCTAAGGTTGTATCCTTTATTAATAGAGGCCCTTCTGAGGCCTTTTAACCTTCGACTGAGGAAGGGGCCGCCGCTGTTGCTGCTGTTGCTGCCACCTTCTTCTTCTCCTCCACTATATGGTAGGTGCCCGGCTCCTTCCCCCCTGCATCAAAGCGGACATTATAGAAGTCCCTGTTCATCCCATCTATATATGCCCTGAGGTGGATTGACCCATCTACCCCATTCCACTCCCTTCCTTCTTCTGGGAGAACCTCACATTCCACCTTGGTATCTCGATCTACCACGAACATGACCTTTTGGGGGGAATCCTGGAGGGCTTCCACTCCCGCGGTGTCAGAGGTGGGTTTGGGGGTTTGGTCCTCTCCCTTTACTTCAGAGAGGGTGGAGTCCTGGGGGGCTACCTTTTCCTCTACCTTCTCCTCCACTTTAGAAGCCTCTACCTTTGGAGAAGGAGGAGCTTTAGAAGCGGGGGAGGGGGGAGGTGCTGCCTTAGGGGTGTCATCTGCCATTGGGAAATCTCCTTTTTGGATGGGTTAGGTCGGTTGCATTGGTTCAACTTTGAGTCGAGCAAAGCATAAGGTTCTGAAATAGATGGAGAGGTTGGCAAAAGCCTTAGTAGCTATCTCATTATTAGGTTGCCTCTTAGCTTCCTCCAAAAGGGTCTCATAGTCCTCCGCTTTTTGGAGGAGTTCGGCAGGGGAGTAGAAGTGATAAGGTTGATCTTCTTCCATTTATCCTCTAAGGAAAGGGGGCCGACTAGGGTATAGAGAGGACTTGTCAGCACCTAAAGTTGATGTACTCCCTAAAGCATTCGGCCCCCTTGCGATCTAAATTGTTGAAGCTTTTGGAAAGGCCAAGCCTAGCATAGATTGACCTTAGGGGTCAAGAGGTTTCTCCCCCTCCAATGGCTTGTCACCCTCATCGTATCCTTTATATATAGAGGCTTGTTTGGGAGGGTCCTTGTAGGGGTCAAAGGAGAAGGTCGAGGGAATGGTTATCTCCTTATCCTTCAACGATCTCCACTCCCTAGCAGCCAACCAAAAAGTCTCATAGAAGGCTAGGTGGGAAAGGTCTATCTCCACTATCAGATTCCCCTTCTTGGAAAAGGCCTTAAGGGTAAGGTCTAGGACCTCCGCAAAGTCCTTCACCCCATCTTGCCAGGATAAGCAAGGGTCTGATTTGTGGGGGAGGTTTTTATGGGTAACGGAGTCACCATCAACGAAGTCCTCCGCTACCTCTGAGAAGCTCTCATAGATTCTTTTCATTTCTTCTTAGCCTCCCTTCCTTCTTCCTTCCTTTCCACCAACCCCACCACCACCCTAATCTTATCCCCCACCTTAAACCCTGAGGTAAACTCAGAGAAATGAAGGCTTATATCCACGTCACTCTTCTCCCCTTGGCTATGCCAATTATAGGTGTCAACTACCTCCCTAGTACAATCCACCACCACCCCCTCTTCATTCTCCCTAAGGGAAGAAGAAGCTTCGATGTGCCGAATGGTTAAGAAACGTTCATAGACTGGTTCGAACATTTGGAATCCCCTTTCTTTCTAGTCTTCCTCTTTATCTTCCTTTCCTTCTTCCCATGGTGGGAAAAAGGGGGAAGGAGGCTACCTCGGAGCGGGCTTTCTAGGAAAAGCAGACTTGGTACTTGCAAGAGCCCCACCACCGACCTCCTCCCCTTTGCAAGAGGGATTGTAAGGGAGGGAGGGGAGGGATGTCAAGCACTTTCTTCATCTCCTTTTCTTCCCCTTTTCTCCCCCTTAAAAGCCCCTACCTTATATACTTAAAGGGGGAGTTATTACCCTTATAAAATCCCCCAAAGGGGTAGAAGGGAAAGGGAGAGGGTACAGACTGGGGATTAGTTGGGGAAGTCAAGGGACTATGACACCCCCCTTTACCCCCAAGTAAAAAATTTTGGAGAAAAAATTGGTAGATGAGGTTAAGGTGGAGGAATGAGTCCACCCCCTACCCCCTAGACAATACATCCTATCCTAGGGCCTGACCATCCCAACATAGCCTCTACCTCTACCATTATAGCCTCTAGAATGAGTAGGTTAGGAGAATTTGCTTGACAGGAATGAAGCAACGATGCTAGGATGTGCATCGTCGGATTACAGGGAAGGGAACGGACAGTCAAGCGACGGTCAATCGACCTTCCCCCCAATTTCCCGCAGATTACACCCTAGAGTGTGGTCATTGATAGTTGAATAGCCTTTAACCTAAGTCAAGCAAGCTTACCATTCTCAAGCCCTTTGGGTAGAGTCAAGGTAAGATGCCCCAAAGGGCACACACTAGGTTAGTTAGGCCGAGGATAAGGGGAACGAAATGAGAACATTTATCGAGATACAAGCCGCTGTTAAAGCAGGAAAGTCCTTCACCGACCTTAAGCTTACCTCTGAGGAAGAGAAGGGGTTTTGGGCTGGAATGAGTAGCCTTAACGTGACTGTGGGGAGTAATGGAACGATGGTAGCAAGGGTAGCCAAACCGGGGGAAATGTTGGTACCCTACAAAGGGAAGGATAAAGAGGGGAAAGAAGTAGATCGGGAGTTTAGAGTGTATATCGGAGAGAAGGGGCAAATCCATTTCCAAGGTATACCGGGGGCCAATAAGCAATTTGGGATGTCACTCTATGCGACTACCCTTGAGTGCCTGTATAACGCAGAAGATAAGCTTATGGAGTTTATCGCGTCGAACAAAGAAAAGCTTAGTTGGGTTAAGCCTCCAACTACTCCAAAGCAGTAAACCCACTTCCCACTCACCGACCAAAATCAAGGGGGAGCATCGGCTCCCCCTTGACTCTTTTCAAACCCACTCATAATCGAACGTATTTGACCACAGACGCATTTTTGGGGGAGCGAGGGTATGGTTACCCTCGCAAGGCTGGAAGGTCGCCCACAAGGGCAGCAATTGAAAGGGGGGAATGATGCCAAACCAAAGGCTATACTCTCTGTTTAAGGTAGAGCAGGGGGAGAATGGACGAAAGAAGTATACCAGAGCAGCGGGAGTAGGGGCATTCCCTAAAGAGACTGCTATTCTGGTATTCCAGAATAACCTGATATATGGTTATTCAATTGATTTGGAAGGGGGAAAGGTTGGAAGGGGGATATACGAACTAAGGCCGATTAAATAGGGGGGGGGGGATAGAAAGCCTAAAAAGGTAGACCCCTAAAGGGAGGGGTCTACCTTATAGGTGATCTCTTCTCCTCTGATGATTGCGGAGACTATACATTAGCACTAGGCATATCAATTAACTAGACTATATCAGCCCTAGAGGGATTAGATGAGACTATAGGATAGAAAGGAGGAATAGAGATGATTAAGCTAGAGTATGGAGTTATAGGCCACACCAAGGTGGCTTATGTTAATGTGGTAGATGATGATGTAATGAGGAAAGGGATGTGGGCCTTTATCAGAGAGATGAGAGGAAAGGGATATAGACTAGACCATATAGTCTATTGTTGGGGTAGGCCAATCCACCTTACCACCCTAGCAGGGATTAAGAGTGATAATTGGAAGGGGCCTATAGTGGATATACCCTTAACCATAGTGAAGATTAGAGAGGCCAACAAGCTAAGCCTAGGGAGTAGAGGGCTAGACAAGGGAGGAAAGAGAGATGCCTAAGTATAGGATCTTTGCTGAAGCTACCATAGAGACTATAAAGTCTAAGGTTATAGAAGCTGATACCCCTAGAAGAAGCTATGGAGCTTGCTATGGTAGATGATTGGGATAAGGAACATGGATGGGAAGATGAAAGGAGCGAAACTAGAGGGCACCTAAGGCATGACTTGAGTGAGAGAGTCATAGAGGACTAACAATCTAACCAACCTAGCATATAGGTAGATAAGGGAGGAAAGAGAAATGAGTGAAGTAACCAAGACAGTCAAGCTAACCAACGGTAGAAGGATAGAGGTAGAGGTTAATAGTGAAGGGGTCCTAACCACCTACACCAACCTTCTAACCTATAAGGTTTATAGGAACTATAGTGGCCCCAAAGTGAGGGCTATACTGAGCAAGTTAGGTAGCCTAGCGAAGTTACCTAGGAAAGGTCATGGAGTAGTAGTGATAGATAGCCCTAAGGTGAGGACATATTTAGTGGCAGATGGGGATAAGAAGGTCTATTACTTCATAGACTTCCCTAAGCCCCAAAGGCATAACTTTACCCCTCCCCTTCCAGAGATAGAGGTTCCTAAGAGAGTAGATATGGTAGGGTTGATGGAGAAGTGGGGAGTAGAGAGAAGGAGGTTCTAACCATGACAACCAAACAAATACAGGAGTGGGTTGCTAACATGACTAAAGAGGAACTAACAATCCTAGACCTAGTTCTAGATGAGGAGCTACTCAAAAGAAGAGATGGAGAATACCCTCAGGATAGAGAGAGTGATAGGGTAAGGAGGAAAGATTAGAAAGAACCCTTCCCCACAGGGATATTAGCTCTATCCTCAGGGCTAATATCCCTTACCCCTTTTACCTGCTTTAGAGAAACAAGGGCCTTACCATCTATGCTAAATAGGTCAACCCACCCCTTAGCAATCCACTTTATTAGGGTAGGATACTTTACCCCACTTAACTCAGCCGCCTTTTTAGGGGTAAGGAGGATTTCCTCTTTTAAGATAGAGCGACGAAGATTAATAACATAATCACCTATAATAGGGGTAATATCAGCCATGATTGCGGAGGCTAACTTATTAATTAGGGTAGGATATGACCTAACAAGAGATAAAGAGAGGGCTTTTAGTTGGAGTTCTACCTTATCTTCATCATCAGGAGGGGGTAAAGGGAGAGTAATTGGGGGTTGTTTTTTCATAAGAGAATACCTAGGGGATTAAGAAGAGGGATGATAGCATAGGTATAAGTAGGAGGGAAGGGGAAATTGGGACTGGGGTGAAGCAGAGGTGCTTCAGAGGAGGGAAGCTATTTTGAGTAGACAAGTCAGTAACCTTAATTACCCTAATAGGATAGGGGTGGCGGTCGGGGGGATATTGACTGGCGTGAAGCAAACCCAAGTCGTTGATTCCAAAGGCTTTATTTTTTGCTTGACAGCCGTGAAGCAGTGGTGGTAATATTGGCACTCGCCCCCACTCCACCCCACCTTAGGCTAGACTAGAGGGGAAGGGAGGGGCTAAGGGGGGCTAGAAAAGGGGAAGAGATGGGAATGTTAGGAATGAGTTTAACCTTCACGGCCTGCATGCTACTCCTTGCCCTTGGGGTTGGGGTACTTGGGTGGGCTCATAAGAGGAGGTTTTAGAAATGCCAAAGATATACCAATATGAGACTTATGTGTGGAAGAAGAACCTCCATATCTCCTATAGTGGGGCGGAAGCATGGGGGGTGCATCCCTTTGAGCAGCTAGAGCTTAAGATGGCAGGGCATATCCTTACCGCGAAGCAATTAGCAGAGGTGGTAGCCCCCAACTATCCCCCCTCCTCCCACATCCTATTTGCTAGAAGGATAGGTGGGACTAGTGCGGCGGTGGGGTATAAGTTCTATGGGACCGACTCTTCCACCGCTTATCAGATATATTATGACCTTATCCTAGAGAAGGACCCGGATAAGAAGGCTAAGGAGGTTATCTCAAAGGTGGTAGCCCCCCAACCCTCTATATCTCATAAGAAGGGGGGGACTTTTGGGATCTCCCATAAGAGCAAAACCTCCCACAAGAGCTATAGCGGTGGCACCTATAACTATGTGCCTAGCTCTCCTAAGCCTACCTACTCCTCCTCAGCCGCTTCCTATTTCGACCTCCCCACTTCCTCCTATACCTCAGAGGGAGAGTTCTTGGTGTGCTCCCTAGGCTGCCTCTCCTTCCCTGCTAGAAGTCAGAAGATAAAGGGGATGAGGTTCTTGGATGAGAAGGTTAGGAGGAACACAAGGACAGATAATATATATAATGCAATGGTAGCCTCTTCTTATGAGGGGGAAATAGAGAAGGGAGTAACCCATGTCCATAGTGGGGCTTCCCAAAGGGTAAGTAGGGCTACCCTTATAGGGAAGATGCAAGGGAAATTTGTTAGGCCTGCCCCTGAGAGTCCAGTCCATGGGTTTGTTGACTCTAGGGTTATCTCCTCTCATCAAGAAGGGGAGAAGATCCTAGATGAGATAAAAGAGACAGGGGAGGTCCCTGAGCTTATCATCATGGATAAGGTTAGTTGCCTTTACTCCGCAGTTGTGGCCCCTGATAGGATAGCCTTTGGGAAGGGGAATGATGGGGCTACCCAAGGGGACGACGCGGTTGCTATCTGCCTTAACTTAGGACCTGAGAATGAGGAGGGGTTAAGGAAGGCCTTTTGGAGTGATAAGAAGTGGCCTTATGCGGAACTCCTCTATGATGGACAAGATAGTAACCCTCTGATAGTGCAGATGAGGGCAGGGCCGAAGATGGGGGGAGGAGAGATTAAGACCATTCAAGTCTTCTCAGTTACTTATGTCTCTGAGTTCAAAAAGACCACCACCGCTGCTATGGAATTGATAGATTGGAAGAAGTGGGTAGAGGGACTATTAGAGGAGAAGAAGGGGATAAGTCAGGATAAGGAAGGGGTGGAGATAACCCCTGTGGTATATCATGAAGGTGGGGAGTTAAGTAGTCACTTTGGGGTCCACTGCAATGAAAAGGGCATCCCTTACTTCACCTCAGCCCCTCCTCCTAAGGTAATGGATATAATTGAGGTAGGTAAGAAGAACAAGCCTAACCTTGAGGCCCTTAGAGAGGGGTTAGCAATAGGGTTAGATGCTGACCTAACAGGGGGCCTTCCCCCTTCTCTAACTACCTCCCTTGTGGTTAAGCAAGTCCCTGCTATTATGGCTGACCTTAAGAACTTCCTTGCTGCCCTCCATCTCTACCCCTATTGTGACCTTGGGGACCCCTTTACCGCTAAGTTCATAGGGTTCTCGTGGGCTATTGGGGCTAGGTTGATAGCGGGGTTGCCTTTGGGGGAAGCTAGACATAAGACACAAGCCGCCGCTGATATAAACAACATCCTCATCAAAAAAGCCCTTATTAAGAATCCCACCTTGGAAGAGGCTAAGGTAGAAAAGGTGGTTACTCAGACAAGTAGGGATTTGGTCTATGCTAAAGCTTGGAAGTTAGACCTTGAGGTTCTAACCTCTTGCCTTATAGCAGCTAAGGAGTCTTTCTTCAATAAGAGTCACCATTGGGGCTCCTCTTATGGGGGGAAGAAGTGGGGGAAATGCACTATCTCCCTCCTTAGGGTGTTTATGGATATAAAGAACTTCCTTAATCTCCCAACCTCCCTTAACCTAGGGAACCTCGTGGATGACATCAACACCATGATTAATGAGGTGCATAATGGGGGTGGATTTAGCTGGATAGATAAGCTCTCCACAAAGCAGGTTTTCGATGATGTGGGAAAGATCCCTCATTTCTTCCTTAGCCCTGCTAGGGCTTATGAGGCTAAGAAGGTTGTGTTGCAGAAGTTTGACTCTAAGATGAGGAGTCAAGGGAAGTTTTTGGCATTGAAGGAGGTTAGGAAGGAAGTTTTGGAGGGAGGAGAGATAGAGACTCCTTCAACAACCTATCCTTCTGTTACTCCTATTCCCGTTCCTGAGCTTTCCTACCCCTATAAGCCAACCCCCTCTCTTTTGGTAGAGGAAAATCCCTTCCATAACTTAGAGGAGCAACAGGATGAGATGAAGAAAAAGCTTCTCTTCCTTAAGCCCCTCCTGACCATAGGGGGGAGGTTTAAGCTAATGGGGAGTCACCTTCATGTGCAAATAGTTTGTAAGCCTATCAATAGGGCCTATGGGATGGCTACTGAGATGACAGGGATGGGAAGTTACGCCACTAGCATTGCTCAGTTAGGGGAAGCTAATGGGAAGAAGATAACCTCTTTAGCCTCTAGTAGCCTCTACACAGAGATAACCATAGAGGTTTTTGCGGGGGACCTAACCATTGTGAGGTTCTCTGATTCTAAGGGGTTGGTCTTGCAGGTAGAGACAAGTGGGGAGTTTAGCGGGAATATAGAGAAGCTTAAAGCTTAAGGGAAGGGAGAAGAAATGGAAGAGATATTGAGACAGATTAGGGATAAGGCTCAGATGTATGCTGAGGATCATAGGGGGTATGAGAATGAGGCTTTCTTTGAACTAGCTGAGATGGCTAGAGAGGGGCTAGGGGAGCCCAAGGACAGGAAGTTGATTCTCTCTAATGGGGTACAGATTGTAGGAGAGAAAGAGGAAGGGGGAGAAGATGAGTAAGAAAGAGAAAGGTAAGAGAGATTGGGAGAGTCACTCCTTTGGCTTTGGGGATAAAGCTCACACCTCAGGGGGGCAAAGGCTATGTCATATGGGGCCTAAGCTAGTCTTTGAGGTTAACGGCCTTGAGGTTTATGGGGGGAGTAAGACAGAGGCAGCAAATTTCTACCACAAGTTTGACCTAGTTATAAGTGCAGGGGAGCACCTTAGGATGGAAGAAGCTAAGTCGCTTACCTCCTCTATCCTTAAGAGCATCAATCTAGTCAAATTGGTTAGGGATTATTGCCCCGAGAACCTCTATCTTGATTGGAGGGACTTTGGGGTCCCCACCTACCCAAGGGAGTTCTGGAAGGGGTTAGTTGAGATATTAAGGAAGAAGGGTAGGGATAGGAAAAGGAGAGGAGGGGCTTATAAGGTGTTGGTGCATTGTATGGGGGGACATGGAAGGACAGGGACGGTTGTGGCTATCCTTGCGGGCCTTGGCTCCAAATGGATAGAGGAGGATGAAGGGGTTGATTTGGTGGAGAAGGTAAGGGGGATATATTGCCACCACGCTATTGAGACTTATGGGCAGGTTAGGTATGTGGAGGAGATAACAGGGAGGGGAAGTAGGGCAGAGGTTAAGGCTAGGGGGGTTAATACCTCTACCTACCTTCTCCCTATAGAGAGAGCCTCTAGCACCTCTAGGCATCTCTTCACTGACCCCTGCCCTTCCCCCAAAGAAGTAGAGAGTAGCTTAAGGAATATGGAGAAGGTAGAGAAGAGGGGTAGGGAGGTTAATGTTATCCACCAAGGAGTGGCGAGGTTGGAAGGGGAGAGTGTGGAGGATTGGAAGAAGAGGGCCAGAGAAACCAGAGAAACCAGAGAAGGAAGATGTAAACATGATGTGAAGTTAGGTTATTGCCTTGCCTGTGGAGTGAAGGGGTTTAATGACTAGGGTAGGGGTTGTCCTTGCCCTTCTCCTAACCCTCCTCTATGTGGGGAGGGGGTTGTGGGTGGATTATAGAAAGGGGAAATGATATGCCTTTGACAACCTTAGAAAGTAGGGGACAGGAGAAAAGGAAGGAAGTGATTGTGGTAGCTAATCTAATCTATAAGAAGCTTCCAGATGGGGGAAAGAAGTTAGAGAGGATTATCCCCTCTACAACAAAGCAATATGTTTATTTTAGGGGAGGGGGGCTTCTCTTCGAAGTATGAGTATGTTATTTGGATGGGTAATAAGAAGAGGATTAGTAGAGGGATAGGGGGAACCCCTATATTAGAGGTAGAAACTATTAGGATAGGAGGTGAATAGAATGTCTATAGTGGAGATAGTTGCCTTGATTCTCTTAGGGGTTATCGCATTAATCCTCCTAACCCTTCTAGTTATAGTTACTAGGGTTCTAGCTGAAGTATTTAGGGAGCTTAGAAAGGATAGAAAGGAGAATCTATGAACCTATCAAACCTCTCCTGTGGTACCTACACCATTGTCTACCCCTCTGGGGAGCATCGGACCATAAGGGTTAAGATGGGGTTTAAGAATACCGTTAAGGAATGTAAGATAGTGGGGTATCTCTCAGGACCTAACAATGAGGGGGACTACACCTACTTTGGGCATATCACTTCAGATGGAGGGATTATCTTCTGGAGAAGTTGGACTACCTCTAACCAAGGGATTAGGATAAATGGGATTATCCGAGCCTTAGCAAGATTAGCCTCCTCTAAGGAGGAATGTGGGAAGGCTTATGCCCTTAAAAGTGGGAGATGTTGGAGATGTAATAGGCTCCTAACAGTTCCAGAGTCTATAAAAAGGGGGATAGGACCAGAATGCCTAACAAAGATATAAAGAGGAGAGGGAAGGGGAAGATAGCCTTTGACATATCCCTTATGAAGGTGGGATGTCCCCTCCTTCAAGCTACTCTTGGGGGAAATATAGATATATCTATGTTCCCTTCTGAAGGGTGGATTATAGCCCCCACAAAGAATCTAAAAGTCTATGAGGTGAATGGGGAGCAATTGGATATACTTCTAGAGAGGGTAAAAGGGAGGTGGGGAGATGTCTAAAGGACATAGCATAGAGATGAAGCCCCTCACAGTCGAGGAAAGATCCCTTATTATAGTAGCCCTCATGAGGCTTAGGGCTTTTGATAAGGACCTAAGTAAGGAGAGATTTGAGGAGATTGGAAGGTTGATAGATAAGGTAAAAGGAGACTAACTATGAGTGAAGAGAAAGTAGAGAAAGTAAAGATAGAGAAGGAGAAGGGTGGGGTAGTGGCTCAGTTTAAGCCTAAGGAAGATGGGATTAACCTCCAAATCCCCTACCCCTTCCCAATCAATAGGGTCTATGGATTTGCTAGGCTGATAGGGATGGAGAAGCTAAAGGGGGTAACTTCTGCTAAGATACTAGAGGGAGTGCAGCCTGATAAGGGGTCCCTTGCTTCTACAATAGGGGGGTATTACCCTTGCCTCCTAACCACCACCCCTTTCTCTTTAGTGGAGAGTGTAGAGGTAAGCCTCTCCAATGGTCAATCCTTTACCATCATAGACCTTAAGATTATAAAGGTGGTGAAGGTGGTGGAGAGTGGGGAGGAGCCTAACTTTGAGGAATTAGGCCTTCCCCCTTGGAAAAGCCTAGAGGATAAGATGAAGGAGGATGAAGAGAAGTGGAAGGCTAAGAAAGCCTTCTCCTCCCACTCTATGTTCCCTAACTACCCCTCCCACCACTCTTCTCTCTCTTCCCTTGTGGATAGTGCTGAGGAGGGGGATGAGGGAGAGGAAGAAGAAGAAGAGGAATAGAAAGGGGGATAGGAAAGTGGCTTTTGAGTGTAAGAAGTGTTGGCTTAAGAGACAGACAGAGGAGGTTAGGAAGAGGGCTGAGGAGGGATTTAAGGTCCTATGGGATGGCTTATTCCATTCCTATGGCCCTTGTGAGGATTGTAGGCAAACAGCTCTCTGTGCTGAGGTCTAAGGAAGGGGGATTTATTCCCCCTTCCCCTAAAATAGATAAATTAGGTTATATTCAATTATGTTAAACAAGCAAAACTCTACATATGCCAAACTAGTCAAATCCCTAGCCTCTAAGCTCACCTCAAAGGAAATCCTCCGATTAGATGAGCTTATAGAGGGGGAAATCATAGTCCCTATAGACATTGCTGCAAAGCTAAAAGGAGTAAGCGAGAAAAGCATCTACCATGCTATCAACACAGGAAAGCTCCTCCAAGTCAATGGGGTTACCCTTAGAAGCTTAGGAGAGTATAAGGTAAGTGAGGTGAGAAAGATGGTTGGAAAGTTAGGAGCTATAGCGAGGGCAGAAGCCCTAAAGAAGGCGATAAAGAAGGGAAAGATAGGGGTGGTTATAGGGGAGATGGGGGAGGAGGCAGAGTGGGAGAAGCTTATGAAGTTGGTTAGCAAAGCCAAAGAGGAAAAGCTAGCCAAGGAAGCCCTAGAAGGGGATAAGGAGGAGCAGGAGGCTAGGAAGATAGTCTATGGCTCCTACTACCAGCAAGATTGTAAGGTTTGTAAGTTGCCTGGGGGGGCGTGTGAGGGACATCCCTTTGATGAGGTAGAGAAGCCCTCAGAGCCTCTAGGAGCCCTTGAGGAGGCTCCTGACCTCATAGCTCCTACAGAGGCCTAAACCCTTCACAGAGCCAATCCTAGCCCCTTCTAGCTAGGCCCTGACCACAAAGGAGAATAGGAAATGACAGGCTGCACAGATGTAAAGGGAAACCCTAGTGAATCCTATAACTTAGCTCTCATCGAGCATCTCAAGGTAGTCAAAAGCCTCCTTATTTCGGAGGCTAAGGTTGCTAACCAGTTGGAAGTAAAGGAGAAAGAGACATGTCAAACAAGGATAACGATCCCTTCAATCTATATCCCAACTTCGATCCTCAAGGAGAGGGTGATAAGGGGGATAACTTGGGTTCTAACCAAGGTGGAGGGGGCCTTCCAGGCTATCCTAGCCCTTCTAAGGAGGAGATAGAGGTAATAGTCTCCTCCCTTCTTAGGAAAGAAGATAACTCCATAACGTTAGGAACTCTCCTTTGTGGAGATCCTAACTGTACAATCCACAAAGAGGATAATAGGAAGGTAGTGGCTAAGTTTATAGCAGAGGTATTTAGCCAGTGTACAGACATCCCTACCTTCCTAGATGCCTTTAAAGCTTGGAAGAACATGATCCACCTCTACAACCGGACCACTGCTTTGGCTTCCTCCTTTACCTTTGGGGTAGCCATAGGGTGGTTTCTAGCCCACCCAGAGATGATCCCTACCCCAGAGGATGTGGTGGAGGGACAGGCTGAGAAGGTTAATAGCTATCTAAAGAGTTTGGAGATGATGGAGAAGAAAGGAGAGATAGAAGAGAAAGGGGATATATGAGATTTCTGTGTTGGATAGGATTGCATAGGTGGAGGGTGATTCCCCACTTTAAGTCTCAAGAATATTGCTATAGATGTTACAAGCTAAAGTTATAGAGGCTATAGAAGGACTATAAAGAGATTGGACAGCCCAAGCCCTTTAGCATACCGAAGGGATTTTCCCCTTTCCTGTTCCGGCCGGAAGGTTAGAGGGGAAGAATAGGCAAGTTGGGCCTACTATAGGGTTGTCTGATATGCCCCTCTCCTGCAAGGGGGAGGAAGGCAAACTAAGGGGGGAATAAGCAGGGAAGGTAACAGCCTACCATGGCGAAGTATCTGCGAGGACAGAGTAGGGAGGGTGGATTAGCTACCTACCCTCCCAAAATGGACAGGCCAGAGAAACCGATTGCTAGGTTGAATCCCTCCTTGCTTCCCCTTGGTTATCCCCAAGGAAAAAAGATAAAAGGAGAGTTAAAAAGATGATGAGCATACAAGAAGCAACAATACTCTTAACTATAGCAATGGAGGATGCTGTTCGTTATGTAGGGTATGCCAACTATTCTGATAGAGAAAGGCATGCCTTAAAGGAGGTTAATAGGAATATGAAGGCATTTACCCAAGGGAGGTATGATGAGATTAGATTTAACGAGGGGGAAAGGCAGAAGAGAGGGGAAGGCTAATCTTCCCCTCTCACCTCAGGCACAGACCTTATCAGCTACGTCCAAGTATCCTCTAAGTCGTAAGGAGGGAAGAATTTACCACCTTTTGGTAGGTTGACTTCCACGGCCCTTTGTGGTAAATTCCTTAAGCTTTCCGTAGGCTCATCCTACACCCGGAGACTCACCAATGTCAATTAGTGCTCCAACTGCTACCTCAACCTATTCGATAACCCCTTTATACTCAATCCTTTACCTCATCGCAATAAATAAGTCCTTTAGAATCGACTTTCTACTCCATATATTTCCCCCTATACACACATGAACTAAAATAAGAAGTGTTCAAGGGGGAGGGGGAGCTTTGTGGAGTAGATTATCAACAGTTAGGGAAAGAGCAAGGGAAATTATCAACAGTTAGAGAGGGAAAGGTAGGAAACTGATGGTAGAAAACACCCCAAAAATGGAGGAAGCCTCCCAAGAGATTCAACCACTTACAGAGGGTGAAAAGGCTAAAAATGACCGTTGGAATGAGATTTTAGCCCATCTAACCTATTGGTTCTACAAGCCCGACATGGACGCTTTAGCAATAGCTCTTTCAGTCTACTCAGCCCATGTCCTTCTCGATAGTGACCCCGTTTGGTTGTTCGTTGTAGGAACCTCAGGAAGCGGTAAAACCTCCATAATCTGCAATGCTTTAGCCTGTCTCCCCTCCACCATGTTAGTCTCAGATGTAACCCCTACCTCCTTTATAAGTGGTAGGGCAGTTAAAGATGGGGGGTCCTCCCTCCTATTCCAACTCCCCCAGATAGGCAAGGACAAAGGAAAGAAGAATGGGGGGAGAACCCAAGGGGTTTTGGTGTTCAAGGACTTTACTTCTATCTTAGCGAGGAAGTATGAGACTAAACAAGAGATTATAGCAGTTATGAGAGAGATATATGATGGGAAGTATGCCCCTAAGAAGGGGACTAAGACAATGGATTGGAGTGGGAAGGTAAGTGTGGTGGCGGCTGTTACCTCAGCTATAGAAAGGGCTAGTGAGATACAGAGGGACCTAGGGGAGAGATTTGTGCAAGTCCGGTGGCCTAGGGAGGATGGGGTAGCTACAGCAGACAAAGCAGCAGACCAAGTAGACCATTCAGTTATTATTAACAAGCTAACAATCCTTATCAAGAATCTTATTGGGGTAGAAACTCTTCCTACAAAAGTATCCCCTCCAGACAAATCCCTATTCACCCATCTTGCTGAACTCGTAGCTGTTCTAAGAGGGCCTGTTATTAGGGCTAACGGGAAGATTATAGATGTCCCTGAGCCAGAAGCCCCCACTAGGATCATGCAGGCTATGATGCAGATAACTATGGGACATGCGAGAATCTTTAGAAGGGGGGAGTGTAATGAGAGGGATGTGAAGTTGGGGAGGAGGGTGGGGTTTGACTCCATCCCCCTTAATAGGTTAAAGGTGTTTGATAGTGTGGGTTTAGGGGCTACTCAAGCGGAGTTGGTTAAGGGGACAGGGTTGCAATTTTCCTCCATTGAATATGTTTGTGAGGAGTTGGTAGCCTTAGGGGTTCTTCAAGGGATTATAAATGGGTCAACTGTCACTTATAAGTTCACTGAAGAGTTTGCTAAGAAGAGAGCGAATGCCTTAGGGGATGACTACCCCAAGGTGTTGGATTTTAAGAAAGGGGGACCTCCTAAGAAGTAGGAAGGGGGAAAGGGGAGAGATGGACAAAGACAATTGCGTAGACAATCCAGAGCTAATCGCCCTAGACGAAGACTTACCCACCCTTTTAGAGGAAGTGCGGGAGGAAATAGAGGAGAAGGCCGATAGGGATACCTTTTATCTCTACAATAGGGTGCAAAGTGGGGAAGCCTTCACCACCTTCACCCCCCTTCAGTGGCGGCTATATAGGGCTATTATGAAGGGGAGGGAGAAGGTTAATGATTGGGCTAGGACGGAGGCGGTGGAGATTATTCTAAGGACTAAGGAGGAGGAGATGGAGAGGGAGATAGAGGATTGGGGAGAAGGTTAGGCCGATGGCTTATAGGAATCCAACCATAAGAGAACCAAAATCTCCAGGGAGGTGGGTGGATTGGGAGAGTTGTATCTGTGGAGCCACCTATATAGAGTTTAGAAGCTACCCCTCTATGTCAGAAGCTTCTTCTATACTCAGGAGTGCGAGTGAGGACAAGCAATGGAGGAGTAGGAGGGTATTGCTTTGGATCATGCATTGTATGAAGATGCAGGAGTGGTATTTGGAACATGAGGGGTGTGGGGGGTATGGGAGATGAATGAGATAGATGAGATGAAGGCCGTTATATATGAAAGGAGTCTTATGTGGGAAAATGAAAAGGGGAGGTGGTTTAGTTGGGTATGGGGGAAGGTAGCTGAGAGAAATAAGGAAAGCATGGAGAGAGCAGACAATCTATTCTCCTATAATGTAGCTAGGGAGCAGTATAGGGAGGCCCTTTGGCACTCCATTGCCTCCCTTTCCCCCATTTGGTTTAGACATTCCTGCCCTGATTGGGACTACCTTGTCATTGATTCAAGGCATGAGGAGTTTAGTTGCTGCCACTGCTATGATAAGGAAGCTAGAGAGATAAGGAAGAGTGCCTTCTCTTATACCCTACCTGAGGAGAAGGAGAGGTATGAGAGGGACTTGGAGGAGATGCAGGAGAGAGGGGTTTATGAGGTTAGTAGTATCTTCTATATCATGCCGAAGGATTATAAGCTAGTCTTTGGTTGGGAAGGGAGTAACCTAAGGTAACAATGGCTCTTACCCTAGCAAAAATCCACCCCCGCTTGCCGAATTTGCTTGACAGGTCCCGCCCGATTCGGCTAAAATCGACGCATTCGGCGGGGACTGCCCCCGCCCTCTAGGTCACTTTAAGGTAGATTGGAAGGTTAAAGAGAGTGGAGAAAGGCCGAAGGTTCGTCTTATGGAAGGTCTATTAACCCTTGATGACTGGAAGAAGATCCTAGAAGGGGAGAAGTTTGTCACCTCTAGGTCTGCCATCATAACCTACCATCGTTGCCCTAGGGAGAGATTCCTCAACTACCACGCTCTCCTTACAGGGGTAGTTTCTACTAGGATGAACATCAATACCACCTTTGGGAGTTGTGCCCACCATGGCAGGGCAGTTATGTTGGCAGAGGAGGACCCTGAGAAGGCTGTGGTGGAGGCCCTTTCCCTCTATAAGGCTTCTGCCCTCTCCAAAGAGTTAGCCATAGGGGAGAACGAAGATCAACTCTTTGTCTACGAAGAACAACTTGCCTTATTAGAAACCCTCCTATGGACTTGGTGGTTTATTCAATACCCTAGACTAAAGGAGGAATATGAGGTTGTTACCCTTCCAGGGACAGAGATGAAGGCCATAGAGAAGGAGATAAACTGGCCCCTTTCCCCCCAAGGGATAATGATGAGTACGGCAGATTGTGTGTTTAGGGGGAAAGTAGATCAAGCCCTCTATGTCGATAGCTTTAAGACTGCCTCCTACGACAACACCGCTACCTTCGATGAAGATGGAGAGAAGGTTGATAAGAATAAGTATGACGATCAGGGCATAAGCGAGATGATTGCGGTTGAGAGACTCTTTGGGGAGGAGGTTAGAGGGATAAGGATGGAATTCTTCATTAAAGGGCCAAGGAAGAAGAGTGCTTATTATGGGGATGGCTCTTTCCTTAGCTCAGGTGGTGGAGGGGCTGCTTTGCAGAGGAAGCAACAGCAAACCCCCCTTATTCACCCTTGGAAGATGGACACTGGACTCACCACAGAGTATGCAACTCAGTGGAGTTGGGAGGATGAAGAGGGGAAGAAAAGGACCCTAAGTGCCAAAAGCTGGAAGAGGGTAGATATATGGAAGGAAGGTGAATTCAAGAATAACCTAAAGGGGTGGGTGGAGAGGTTGATGGCCGATGGGAAGGTGGCGGAGATGGAGAGAATGATAATCACCCCCTTTCCCTATATGAGGAATGATGAGGATGTTAATAACTGGATAGAGCAGAATGCTTATCAAGAAGAGGATATATATGAGAAGTTGAAGGTCTTGAAGGGATTAGAGCCTACTCTCCCTGGCCCTAGAGAGGCAAAAAATCCCTCTTATAAAAGAGTCCTAAACTTCTATTTCCCCCAAAGAAGGGAACAATGCTATAAGTTCGGGGCCTTCTGTGACTACGCGGGGCATTGTTGGGAGGGCGAGAAGGTAGGGGGACAGCTTTATCAGATAAGGAAGAGTCACCATGAGTTAGAGCAGGAGTTTTTGGATAAGCTTAATGGGGGAGGGGAGGGGCTATGAAGGATAGGGAAGGGCAGATTTGGGAAGTCCCAACACTTTAGAAGGAAAGGAGGATAGGCTAATGCAAATAATCTATTGGCTGTTAGGTGCTTTGATGACAGATTAGGCCAAGAAGGAAGGTTGAACTTTAGAAGAAAAGGAGATTCCAAATGAGTGAAGAAGATCAAAAGGAAGAGAAAGAGGAAGGAAAGAGGAAGAAGAGAGCCCCTTTAACGAGGGCTCAAAAGGATGAGAAGAATAAGAGAGCTAGGGAGAAGGCAGCTAAGGTTAAGGCTGAGAAGGAGAAGGCTGAGAGGAAGGCCCTTAGGGCAGCCAAAGCAGCAGCTAGAGCAGCTAAGGCAGAAGGATTACTCCCTACTCCTAAGAAGACCAAGAAGGTAGAGAAGGTAGAGAAGGTAGAGGAAGCCCCTCCCCCTCCTCCAACCTACGCCTATCGAATCTTCTCTAGTGTCTACAACTCAGAAGCAAATGAGTATCAACTCCACTCCCGCTCCATCCCCCCACCCCTTGCCCTTTTCTACCCCAAGGGAAGGAGGACCTACGCAGAGAAGCATCTTTGGGCAAAAGGGTATGGCATCCTTATCTTCCAAACCCCTGAGGAGGCTTTCTCCTTTGGGGGAGGGGAGGTTTGGAAGGTGGAATGTGGGGAGATAAAGGAAGCCCCTAAGAAGAGGATAGGGAGAGGGGAGGCTTATAACCTTCCTGCCTCTAATGGGGATGCTACCTGGGAGAGTATAGCAGAGATCCTCGACACAAAGGCTTCCCGTTCCTATAAAGCCTTTTGGAATGGGACGAAGGTAACTGAGTGGGTGAGGCCAGTGGTGAAGATGAAGAAGGAGTGGAGGTTAGATAGAGAGGGTAGTTATGATGGGAAGTATGTTATAGAGGAGGTAGCGGAAGGGTAGGTAGATAGGGGAGGATCTTTCCTCCCCTTACCTTCTCCTTTACCTCCTTGAAAGGAAAAGAGATGAAGATAAATAAGCTTAGAGAAGAAGCTTTAATATGTAGAGTTTGTGGAGGACATCTAAGATACTATAGGAGTACCACAGGTAGATTACATGCTCATCATTCGGATGTTAAAGCCCCTATAATCCTCCCTAACACAAAGAGAAGTATAGAAAGGGAGAGGAAATTAGTGGAAGGAGTGTGCAAAGCTTATGCCGACATATCACTCTAATTCAACCTATGGAAAGTTGCAAGCCCTTCTAGAGGGAGGGGTTTGCCCTTGTAAGCAGAATAAGCAGAGGGAAAAACCCTTTTGCCTTGACTGCTACCAGGAGTTAAAAGAGAAGGATCTAACCTTTTTGGTTAACAAGGTGGATTCTTCAGTGGATGGGTTAGAGGAGTATATGAATCTTATAACTGAGTTGGATTTGCCGGAGGTGAAATGATAATCACTCTACATAAGGGAGAGAAAGTGTCAGAGATAGAGGAGTTTGACATAGATTGGAACTATCCATTCTCTCCTCTCTACATAATCTACAAAGGAAAGATATTTGTCCATTTGAATGGACATGACTATTACCCCATGCAGACAATTTTAACCTATGAGATAAAGGAGGAAGGGAAATGACCATCCCCCTAAAGTACCTAACAATGGATGAACTTATAGACCTTAGGAATTCTCTAACCAATCCCTATCCCCTTAAGAGAGGAGAGAATGTAGTTATGATTCCAAGGGAGTTATATAACAAACTTATGATGGAGTTCCTTAGGTTAATCACAAGTAGTTGGACTAAGGATGAAGTTGTAATAGCGATGGCAGATGCCCTTCATAGGACTGCAAAGGATAGAGGGGAGGGGTAGCTTTAACTCTAGAATCAACTAGACTCTTAGCCGCCGCTACTGGAAGAAGGGTTGAAAAGGGGACTCACTCACCCCCTGTTGATTCTAGAGCTAAAGTTATTCCAAAAGAAGGAGGATTCCAGAAATGCCAGAGACTAAGACAACCATAGGGGAAGAGATAGAGAAGCTCCTCAACAGCTTTGTGGGAAAGGAGATAGCTACAGGGAGGAAGAAGACCTTTAGGAAGGTGGTGGAGGTTTGGGATGCAGAGGAAGGTTCCTATAGTGTTAAGTATGAGGGAGGGGTGAGGGAGTACATCCAGGCCTTTACCTCTATCCGAATAAAGGGGGAAGGCTTCCAATCCCAACCTCATTGGGAAGAGATGTGCATGGAGGAGGGATGTACTAACCACTTCACCGACCTAGAGAAAGCTAGGCAGAGGGATATAGATGCAGAGAGATTAGCTATGGAGGAGAAGGATGGTAACTAAAAAGGACCTAATAGAGAAGATAGCCAACCTCCCCGACGACTCTATCCTCAACACCTCCACCATGCTCCATATAGTACATGGGGAGGAGGTGGAGATTCTTACCATTAGTATCTATAAGAGAAGCGGGAGAGGGAAGTGGGGGAATAAGGATATGGTAGAACCAGAGAGGGAGGTGAATGGCGATGGATAAAATAAGAGTGCTTAGGATAATCTCCTATGAGGGGCCGAGGGAGGTAGTGGAGGAGAATATCTCCAAGGCTATCCATGGGAGTAAGGAGTGGGGGCTGGAAGGGAGAAGGATCAAGATAACTGCCACTACCCTTGGGGAGTTCCCTGAGATCCTAGCTCCTCCCCCCTTTGAGGAGATGTCAGAGGAGGAGTTGGATAGGGAGAGGGAGAAGCTAGAGGCAGGCCTAGCAATAATAAGACAGGTTAGGGGAGATAGGGGGGAAAATGGCTAACACAACAGGTTGCTTCTATGGTCGATCCGGTTCCTTCAAGACCTCTAACTTAGGCTTCCTCTCTAAATATGTCTATGAAAGGACAGGCCTTCCTATCCGGTATGTCTCAGCAGATGGAGGGGGGTGGAAGCCTATCCTTCCCTACATCAAGGCAGGACTTATAGAGCCCTACTCCCTCCTCCAAGAGCAAAACCCCATGTTTATCATGCATAAGATAGTCCAAGGGTATTGGCCTTTGGATATAGTGGATGGAGTGAGGAAGAGTGAGAAGATCATCCCCCCTAACCATAAAGAAAAGGGGGTCCATCTCTATGGAGGGTATTTCTTTGAGGGGATAACCTCCCTTGCAGAGTTCTACATGCAGCATATAAGGGGAAAGAAAATGGGGATGAACCCTGCCTACTCCATCAAACTTACCTCTACAGGAG